ATCGTTGAAGAACGGCAGGGCATGAATGGCTACTACCCACACCATGTCCAATGGAAGGACGGGACCGAGTGCCTCGCCTGTAAGGAGAAGGCAGCACAACACGCGGCGCAGCAAGCGGAACTTGGGAAGCTGGACGAAGACCCGAACAAGCAGGCGCTTCTCGAGTCGATCATGCTCAAGGAGTTCGATGCGGAGAACTGCCCGCATTGCAAGGGCACCGGTCGCGTGGCAGATGAGGTCGGTCTATTCTCAAAGCGTCTAGACGGCCTCGTCCTGAAGGTCGAGAAGCCCGACCTCCCCGCGAAGATCTACCGGAGGATACAGTGCGAGGTCCCACCAGATCTCCTGCGCGCTGCAGAGATGATCGCGATGACGAGCGAAAACGCGCTCGACGCGCTGAACCGACTCCGCCAGCTCAGCGACGGCTTCCTCTATGACAAGGAGACCCATGAGCCGAAGTACGCGGGCGGTGCGAAGGAGAAAGTCCTCCGTGACCTTCTCGATGAGTACAGCGATCAAGGGCGTGTCATCATCTACGCCGCGTATACGGCTTCGATCAACCGCATCAAGGCGATCTGCGAAGAAGAAGGATGGCTCGTCTGGAAGTATGACGGTAAGTCCCTCGAGACATGGGATGGTCGTGACTTTCAGTCTGCCTACAAAGCCTTCCAAGACCGTAAGGGCTTCCCTCCGAAGGTTGCTTACGTTGCTCACCCCAAGAAAGGGGCGATGGCACTCACTCTTACTGCAGCGGTCTGCGCGATCTTCTTCAGTAACGATTTCGAGGGCGAGAGTCGCGAGCAAGGGGAAGACCGTATTCATCGAATTGGAATGGACCTCGAGCGCGGCGCGACGATCATCGACATCATGAACCTCGGTACCGACCTGCTGATCTTGATGCGGCTGCTCGAGAAGCGCAGCATGTCGGGTCTGACGATCGCGCACGTCACCAGTGCGCTGAAGCTGGCTGCATGATGGTCACCAAGGTCGAACCACTCTTCCACGACGACGGCAAGACTCCGTGGCTCGCGGTCGGCTGTCTGTTCGCCGGCTGCAAGCACAAGTTCCAGGTCGTGTGGAAGGCTGAGGGATTGGTTTCCTTCCGACGCATGAACCTCGAGCTGCTTCGGATGATCAAGGAGCACGTGTTCAAAGAGCACTACAAGGGAAAGAAAGGCAAGGGTCCGCAGATCATCATCGACGACCCAACCGCATGATCACCTTCCTCCCCTCACGGACGTTTACCGTTTGCGCGAAGGCGCTCGACGACCAGCGGCTTCTTGCCCAGGTCGGTGAGGCGCGCATCATCCTGGAGGCCATCCTCGAGGGGAAGCAGGTCGGGCAACCGGCCTTCGACATGTGGCGTCCGTATCCCGGTCACCTCGCGATCTACGGCAAGATCATGAGTGACGAACGGCATGTTCGCTGGGGAACTCGGACCGAGACCTTCTTCATCCACCACATCCCGCAGTGGTTCTACGGACTAGGTCGAGGTGGTGAGTCAGAGGTTGAGATACGGCAGGAGGACTGGAACCGGTGGGATCCGGCAAAGACCAAGGATCCGCCGTGGCTCGGTGATCAGCGTCTCCACCTCTCACATATCCGGGCGTTGTACCACAAGAACCCGACGATCTACGCGAAGTGGCACGATATCACCACGCGACCGGCGACGTATTGTTGCGTCGGTTGTAACTACTGGTGGCCAACCCACGCGGGTGTCATGTGACGATCCGTGTGAAGATCTACATCGACGGCAAACTCAAGAAGGTCTTCACCGACGACATCGGTGACGACGAGCACATCAACCTCATGAACACCATGGTCATGAACGTCTGTGGCCGCGAGATGCGGGAAGCGGGCGGTTGGACCAGGGACGTGAAATGGGAAGTGGAGGTAATCCGGTGAACCTGCCCGAGCTGATGAAGAAGTACTGGGACGACAACACGAGCGGTCACGCGTGGCCGCCGAGGCACAACTACTACGAGCACTACGTGATCTGGTCGGCGCTCGTGAAGCCCGAGTCCTACCTCGAGATCGGCGTGATGTACGGCTGGTCGACGATGGCCGTGTTGCTCGGCAACAACATCACCCGCATCGCGCTGTTCGACAACGAGCTCTACCAGATCCCGCTGAGCGAGGCCGTGCGGCGGATCGAGGAGTTCTGCCGAGACCAGGGCATCCCGATGCCGATCATCGAGTACAAGAAGATGGACACCACCGTGGTGGATAACCTCGGCGTGAGCCGGAGCTACGAGATGTCCCACGTCGACGGTTCGCACGGCGAGGCTGCGGTCTACCACGACCTGTGTCTCGTCAGTCCGGTCACCACGAAGGTGATCATCGTCGACGACCTGTCGCTTCCCGGCATCAAGGAAGGCGCGGACCGGTTCCTCGCCGAACACCCGCAGTGGGAGGCGCTCGTCCACCCGGACCACCAGTCGCACTACGTGATGTGGCGCAAGTGAGCGGCTACATCGACGTCGAAGGGATGCGAGCCGCAGCATCTCGAATGTGCTCCGCCGCGGAGGACATGAAGAACGCTGCGGGCTGGCATCACGACTACATGCAACAGCATGTTGCCGGGTTGCGGGAGTTCTCGGAGAACATGCGGTCGATCCAGGACCGTGAGGTCCAACTGCTCGCCTGCCGAACCGAGCTCGAGATGATGATCGCCCACGATGCCGGTCTCGAGGGTCAGGCTGGTCGTTACGCCGAGTCCGCGTACCTCGAACTTCACAAGAGGATCGCAGCGCTATGAACAAGAAGAAGTACTTCTGGGTTTGCGACAAGTACCGGACCCTCTTGCTCAACTATGGCGCACACCCGATGGAGCCGCTTGTCAATCCGCAAGCGGTGGATCAGCAGACGCTGAAGACCCTTTCGCTCCACCATGCGTTGTACATGGTCGAGAAGATGCCTCGCATGTACGACGAGGATCCCGAGAAGGCGATGCGTTGGCTGGGGTTCGTGCAGGGCGTCTTCTACATCACCGGCTACATGACCATCGAGGAGATGAAGCTCGACAACAAGAACGAGGACCGGTGCAACCACGGTGGCACGTTCCGGGGCGAGAAGTGCACGATCTGCGGAGTGGATGTTCGATGAGTCGCGGCGAACCACTGGAGGGTTGTTGCTCCTGCCATTTGCACCCGCCCTGCTCGTACTGCGAGAAGGTCCGGTGGGTCATCGTTCGAGAGCACAGCGAACTGGGAACCCAGTTCATGACTCCCGACAAGAAGGGCTGGACTACGGACTTCGAGAAGGCGATGCACTACGCACTCGAAGAGGAAGCCAACGCGGATGTGCAGAAGGAGCTGGACGAGAGCGTTCAGCCGTACGAAGGATGACCAGACGATCGGGGCGCACGACCCGCATGCTCGCTCACGCTGAGGCACTTGCCCGCGAGGGTAAGGCGGTCTACGTGGTCTTCGCCAACATGGCGAATGCGAGCGTGTACAAGACGCCGGAGCGCGAGGCGTTGGGTATCAAGTTCGAGTCGGTGGACTCGCTGCCCAACTTCGACTGGCGCAAGTGGAAGCTCCGTGGCGCGCACCCCAACGTCGAAGTTCTCGTCGATCACTTCGCGATCGAACACCACTGGATGACGCTCTTCGAGATGGCGCACAGGTGGGATAAGTGAGGTTCCTCGACTCTGAGACCGCTGGGTTCGTAGGACCCGCCGTTATCTGGCAGCACGCGATCGACAACGATCCGATCCAGATCCACCACGTGTGGCGGCGACCGGTCCGTGAGACCCTACAGCTCTTGGAGGACTTCACCGGCGAGAACATCTGTGGGTTCAATCTGACGTTCGACTGGTTCATGGCGAACAAGGACTACAACGTCTTCCGCCACTTCCAGAACCTGTCCGATCCTCCTACCATCGCGGAGTGGAAAGCCAATGAGCTCAAGGGATCGCGAGAAGCCTTGTGTCTCAAGCCCGCCTCTGCCCTCGATCTGTATCTGCACGCGTTGCGAGGTCCGATGCAGGTCCTTATGGACCGAGACCCAATTGTTATTCGCCGTGTCCCAAAGCTACTTGCCCCTCTTCTCTGCGAAGAACTTGCCCGACTTGTTCACCTCGACAAGATCCACTTCAAGTTCGGCAAGGACTGGTACGTGGATCCAGAGTCCAAGGATCCCGACTTCCCCGATATTGTCTTGGCATTCGGAGCTACGGCCGCGCTGAAGCCGATCATCCAGCACGTGTTCGGGATCGAGACCATCGACTTCCCTCTCCCAACCGAGCTGAAGACCACGGACGACAAGAGGACACAGTACTTCCCGTGGAGCGTGAAGCGCCAGTGGGTTGAGAAGCTTCCCGGCCTGATCGACTATTGGTACACCAACAAGAGGGCGATCGAATATGCCACAGAAGACGTCGAACACCTCCGGCGGTTGTGGTACCACTGGGGACGACCCGAGCCCGGAGACGATGACTCGATCCTTGCTTGCCAGGTTGCAGCAGTCCGGTGGAGAGGGTTTGCACTCGATCGCGACCGAGCCCTCGCCCTCTACAAATCCCAACTGGACCTCGCCCGCTCAAGTGTCCGCTCTCCTACGGCAGTTCGATCCGGACTTCTGCCACTGCTGTCGGATGTCGAAAAGCTTGTCGTCCAAGACACGCGCGCTGAGACTCTTGAGCAGCTGGTTCACTGGAATGTCGACGGATCCCATACGGGAAGCTTGGATGACGGTACTGCGGTCGTCGGAGACCATCCTGCTGCGAAATACTCTGCAGGAGTCATTGCTGCCCGGACTGCCGAGAAGCGTGCTAACCTTGCCGGTAAGCTCTGGCGAGTTGGAAGCTTTCATCCGGATTTCAAGATACTTGGGGCGAAGTCCGCTCGAATGTCTGGAGCTGGTGGTCTCAATGCACATGGCATTGATAACTGGGGACCCATGCGCGCCGTGTTTCCTTTCGCATTCCCCGGCGAAGACTTTTCTGGAGGAGACTTCGACTCCTTCGAGCCGTTCATCGGAGACGCAGCGTACAACGATCCCGCCCTTCGACGAGACCTGATGTCCGGTAAGAAGATCCACGGTCTCTTCGGTGAGCAGGCGTTTGAGCTGGACTACTCGATCGTGGTCGCCAACAAGAACGCAGGTTCGCTCTACGACCGTGCGAAGAAGGGTTACCTCGCGTGGTCGTACGGTGGTCAGGCGAAGAAGATCGCGACCGTGCTGGACAAGCAAGAGAAGGAGATCACCGCCTTCTTCACGCGAATGGGGTTGAAGTATCCCCAGATGCTGGCGTACCGGGAGAAGCGCGCCATGGAGTTCTGCTCCATGCGGCAGCCAGCTGGACTTGGTACGCGAGTCGTCTGGCACAAGCCTGCGGAGTACGTGAACTCTCTGCTCGGTGACAAGCGGTACTTCACGCTGGAGAACAAGATCTGCGAGGCGTTGTTCAATCTCGCGCAGGAGATGCCGCGGGAGTTCATGGATCTCGGGAGGTTCCAGGTCAAGCGTCGTGATCGCACGCAGACCGCGACCGGAGCTTGCCAGTCAGCGCTCTACGCTGCGGCATTCGGAATCCAAGGCTCGAACATGCGAGCCGCGCTGAACCACGAGATCCAGTCCACTGGCGCACGTATCACGAAGGCGACTCAACGCCGTGTGTGGGATCTGCAACCGTGCGGGATCGGTCCATTCCTTGTCCGCATCATGCAGGTCCACGACGAACTCCTCGTCGTCCATGTCAACCTCGCAGAGCAAGTCTACGCAGCGGTGATGGAAAGTATCCACCACTACAAGAAGACCGTCCCGCTCCTCGCCATAACCTGGCGCAAGAGCATGCAAGACTGGAGTGAGATGAAATGAGCAAGCCCCTGATCCTGGTCAAGTCCGTGAACGCGGACGGCGTCTTCACGAGGATCTGCCTCGACTTCGACTCAATCTTCGGCATGTCGCCGCATCAGTCGAAGATCCGACTCGCCGAAGGACCGCAGGTCGTCAACGGCACGATCCTGATGTTCAAGAACGGGAAGGAGATGTTCGTCACTGACGACTTCGACGTCCTGCAGGACCAGTGGATCAACCTCACCCACGCCTGCGTCCTGAACGACGAGTTCGTCGGGACGTGCAAGTGCGGCGAGCAGTACGTGATCAAGAGCAGGAAGCCATGAACCGCTGGGCAGTGCTACTCGAGAAGCAGTCCAAGGACGGTGACACCAAGACGAGGTGGTGCATCGCCGGGGCTCGCAAGCACGACCTCAAGTACATCGAGGCCACGTGCAACATCAAGGGTGACCACTTCGGCGTCACGAAGAACGGCGGACCCGTGGCGTTCATCGCCCAGGCCATCGTGATCTGGGAGACCGCGGAGGACAAGCTCGACGCGGAGACCAGGGTCATCATCGAGAAGTGGGCCAACGGTGACTTCGTCATCGATGCGAGTACCGCATGATCCTCGTCATCAGACCCTCTGACAAGTGGTGGGTTGGTCACCTTCGTACCCCGGGAGGTCAGACCATTGAGGCCTTCGGCGATTCGATCCAGGAGATCATCTCCAAGATCTGCGATCGGATGAAGGACAAGGGTGTGGTCGGCCAGTTCGAGGTCAAGTTCGAGGTGCGGGTATGAACATGGAACCGATGCTCGCCACCACGCTCGACTACGAGTACGACGAGGATCTGCAACCGAAGTTCACCGAGCAGCAGTTCCAGTGGGACGCTGAGGACAAGCTCGACGGGGTGAGACTCCGCGTGAAGCTGGAGTACAACTGCAACGACTCCCTGGCTCTGACCCGCGTCAAGGGCAAGCACACCGGGGAGTACGCGAACAAGCTCGGGCATCTCGCGTGGGCGAGGACCGACGGACTCGTAGAGCGGACCACCATCCTCGACGGCGAGGGGAAGTGGGGCAAGAACTCGCGCTCGACGATGGAGATCCTCGGCTGTCATTCCAACGAGTCTCTCCTCCGTCAGGCACGAACCGAACCGCTGAAGTACACAGCGTTCGACATCCTCTTCTTCAACGGAGTCGACGTACGCTTCCATACGTTCGAGCGTCGTCGGCTTCTTCTGACGGAGGTGATGACCGGGTTGGAGGCTCAGTTCCCCGGCGAGGTCAACCTAATCCGGACCGGTCCGGCGAGGTACCTCTGGAGACAGAATGCCGAAGGCATCATGCTCAAGGAGCCGGGACACTACTACCAAGACGGGAAGCGAAGCCCGTCCTGGTTGAAGGTCAAGCGCTTCAAGAAGTACATCGCGGTGGTGACCGGCTACACGGCCGGCAAGCAGGGGAAGACCGGCCAGATGGTGGGACTCATGGGGAGTCTCTGGCTCGGGATGCTGGACCACCGAGGCATCCTGATCCCGGTCGGTGCTGCCGGCACCGGCTTCGACATGAACGAACGATCTCCGTTGGCGTGGCCTGTCCGCACCGTTGTGGAAGTCGCCTCGTCCGACGTAACCGAGGATGGCAAGCTGTGGCATCCCAGGTTCCTGAAACGACGTCCCGATCTGAGGGTCGAAGACGCACAACTGTCACAGCTGGGGGTCTAGCATGGCGAAGAAGAAGCCGGATCTCGCTTCGCTCGAGGTGGAGCTCCGGGACTCATTCCAGAAGTACAGGCGTCGTCTTGACATGCTCACGCGTTTCCGAGCCCTGGGCAAGGTGTCGGAGGAGCAGGTCGACGAGTTCATCAAGGCGATGAACCAGGACGACGAGCTGACCGCCCGCAAGGTCATGAAGATCATCGAGGTGCAGCGTGGCAGCTGACGAAGTCATGAAGCGAAACGCCAAGCTGGCGTACCGCTTCTTCGACCTCCCCGAAGCGGTGAGGACGGGACAGTACATGGAGTTCGCCCGACTGTGGGATTCCGGGCGGTATCACGAGGCGGAGCTGATGCTCGAACGTCTCGAGAAGGCAGCGAAGTCGTGAAGCGCAAGAAGCTGCTCGAACGATTCGAGGGATGCATCCCCGTCCTCGAGCGAAGCGGGGTCAAGGTCGAGAAGATCGGCCTGATGAAGGACGTGATCGACAAGCTCGACGCTCTCGGCATCGCCAAGAAGGTCGGCTGGCTCCACCGCGTCGAGGTCGCGTGCAAGCACGAGTCGGAACACTACGCCGACCTCACCCCGACCGCGTGGCTCAATCTGGCCATGCTCTCGCCGGGAAGCGAGGACATCAAGAAGCTGAAGGCCTACCGCGCCGCGGTGAAGACGGCCTTCAAGAGCTGACTTGCTCGGTGGCCCGGGGTTTGGCGAGTCGCTGTTGACCCTCCAAGTTGCCGGCACTCCCGCCCCGGTGCCACCACACCAAGTTCAGATCGTGGATGAACGCGACGCGGTCGATGTTCTTGTTGACCGTGTTGTAGTTCCCCTCTGAACCAGGACGCGGCGGGATCCGCAGGCTTTCGGCGTAGTCGTCCTTGCCGGAGTCGTAGCCGTCGAACCCGACCATCACGAACGTCTTGATGCCGAAGACCCCGGCAGCGATCTCCAGAGCGACCGGTGCGGTCTCGTACCCCGGTGACGCATGCTGACCCCACTCCCAGACCGCCATGTTCGGGAACGGCTGGTGGGACTGCTTCGGCTCGACACACGCGACCGACTCCACGCGTCCCTGCGCGAGCTTGATCAGCGGTCCGTCGTCCAGCGCGAAGACGTACTTGCAGGGATAGAGCAGTCCCGCCTCGTTGATCCCGATCGGGACGACGTGCCAGCGGTGACGCTTACCCTCGATGAGGAAGCGGTCGAGGCTCGGACCCTTCCCAAGCATGAGACCGACCATGCCCTCGTGGGCGTTCTTGTACTTCATGATGTCGAGCTTCTTGAACTCGCCGGGAGCCATCGGTCGCCAGCGCAAGTCCTGCGGCCGCGTCCGAAGCATGGTGCGATCGAGGTAAGCCTCGACCTGCTTGTTCGGCTTCGTGAGCCAGATGGTCCCGTCCTCGTCGCGACGAAGTCCGTCGCAGTTCCGACACCCCGGCAGATTGACCTGGCTCATGGTAACGCGGCCTTCCATTTGGTAACGACGGCGGAATAGGTCTCCATGAGCTCCATCCGCTCGCCTGTGCTCTTGAGCACAACCCACGCCCAACCATTCTTACCTCGGCCTACCTGGGCGATATCGGTAGCGTCGAGAGACATCGGTCCATGAACTGTGCAGACGACCGTGATCACCTGGGTGTTGCTCACAGGTCCTCCGGCGGATCAGGTGGGACATAACCTCCCTGACCGGTGTACGGGCACCCACCTAGCGCGATGACGTTCGGGGCATTTGCATAACCGTTGAAGCATGCCCAGTTCGGATTGTAACCGCGGTATCCCAGCAGATCGGTTCCGATCCCCGCTGTGAATGCCGGCCAGTTGAGGTTCGCGGCTGGATCGGCGGCCGCGTAGTTCGGGTCACCGTAGCCGACCTCGATCTGGAACTTGATCGGGAAGTAGATGTCCTGGTTGCCGCCGTTGAAGAAGTACTGGTTGCCGACACGAACGATCAGGTTCCCACCACCGAGCCCCAGCGCGAACCCATTGCCGATCCGCTGAAAGCCCTGATTACCCTGGATCATCGCGTTCATGGACGGTGTAAACCCAGGGTTCGGGATCGTCGCGTAGTACGCGAGGAGATACCCGCCACGCCACATCCCACGGACACGCCAGGAGTTGTAGACGGTCTCGTCACCGATGATCTGCGGCGTGGTGAAGTACTGGGTCAGATCAGCGTTGGCCATGTTGTCGACCCAGAGGTTCGACCACGTGAAGCCACCCAACACCGCGGGTCCCGAACCACTCGTCAGATTGAACGGCGTGTTCTCGAAGTAGTGGTAGTAGTCCTCCGCGATGAGCCTGCGTCCCGTCGCCTGGAAGAACTCCAACTCCGACGGGATGTGCAGCGGCTCGTCCTCGCGCATCGTCAGCAGATGCCCGGGTTCGTCGACGTACCGTTCGATCGTCGGGTGAACGCTCATGCCGGGACTCGCGGACGGATGAGCGGGATGTAGAAGACCCAGGAGTTCCCGATCTTCGTGAGCATCACGATCGTGCCCGCTGTGATCTTCGCGGTCGACTGGAGTCGCGGCGTCTTGGCGGTCACGGTCTCCGCCGTAACCTCGCTGAAGTCATCGGTCTTGTAGCGCTTGATCTGGACGCTGTCCTTGTTCGCCGAGTCCGTTGCGACGATGCCCATCGAGAACGGGTTGTCGATCGGGAGGACCCACGCAGTACCATCGTTGGCCACGTAGACCGGGAGAACCTGACCGTCGAATACGGAGTTCTCTCCCATCTTCCGACCGATACGGTTTCCAGCAGAGGTAGAGAATGCCGACCCGACTTCCGCCAGGGACATGCTCACATAGTGGTCCTTGTTTCGATCCGGTGAGACGTAGACGTCGTGGTTCGTCCCGGTCCAGAAGCCGGCGTAGTGTGGCATGAGGTAGGCGTACTTCGACTCGTTCGAGAACGTCGGGTGGTTAGGCTTCTTGAAGGTGTCCGGCCAGTGACCGGTGTTCGGATCTGCCGTGACACCGGCCAGGAACGCGCCACGATAGTCGTAGTCCGCGCCTGAGTCCAGTGGTGCGTTGGCTGCCTTCCATTCCTGGAACTTCGACTCCTGATCGACGGTCAGCGCGGTATTCCACCTGGTGTCGTTGGGATCCGGAGTCACGTCGAAGTCTGTCGGATCTCCATCCTCGTCGACCCGCATCGTTCCGACCATCGTCCCGCCGCGGGAACTCGTGGAAGAGCTGCTGCCACCCTTCGTGGCGTAGAACGTCCCGTCCTCCGCCTTGTGGACGACGACCTGGTCACCCTCCTGGATCGGAGTGCCGGAGATGTTCTGGACCTTGACCTCGGTCTCGTACACCTCACCGTTCGCGTTGTTGCTCTTGTAGAGCTTCGCGTTGAACACCCCACCGATCGGTCCCGCCGGAGTCTCTGCGGTAGTTGCGACGCCCACGTGCGTCTGCTTCTCTGAGAGACCGAGGTCCAGTGCGGAGACCTCGATGATCTCCGCGATGTCGTCCCCAGCGGAAAGTGAGAGCGCGGCAGGTGCTGTGTCCCCGGTATCATCGAGGTAAGCGTAATTTGATTGAGTCGTGTTACCGACGACAACCGGGGTCCACAGCAGCGCCGTGATCTGGTTTTCCTCCGTGTCATGCTCCAACTGTTCGATCATCGCGTTCGTGACCAGTTCCGACAGCGTAGACTTCACGTCATCGTACACGGTCATCCCAATCGCGTCGAGGTCCCCGATCACCCGTAGCTTCCGCCACGCGTTCGACCATCGGTAGAACCAAAACTGCGCGGTCTTCTGGACGAGGGTCTTGTGACGGTAGACGTAGATCTCGAGGTCCCGCTTCTTCCTACCGTACGCGAGCACCGACGTGGCATCCTTGTAATGCAGGCGTTCCGGGTGCTGCTGACTCCCACGCCGATGCCACGTCACCCACAGATCGTTGGTGATGTTCGTGGTCTCAGTGCTGGTGACCTGGACCGTTCCCTCGAGGACCGTGTCTTCGTTATACGTGAAGGGGATCGATGCCGGAGCTACGCTGAGGTACTTGAGGTATGCCGTGCTCCCGAGAACCGAAAGACCGCAGCGACCCTGGAAGGCGATGTCGCCGGCGACCTGCAGCGCGTCCTTCCGCGAGGTGAACGAGAAGTTCATCGGGTAGTTCGCGCACGCGGTCTTCACGGCGAGGAATGATGTCGGGTCGACCGTGATCCCCGCTTCGGTCATCAGGTCGGAGATGATGTCCGAAACGTTGGGTCCCACGGTGGTGACCAACGTGACGAAGATGTCGTCCTGCCAACCCGTTCCCCGGGCGGACAGCGGCTTCTCGAGGGTGATCGTCGTGCAGGCGCGTCCGGCGATCGTGTCGTTCAGGTCGACTGTGTAGAAGTCTGCGGGAACAACAACCAGCTCTCTTGCCCGACCGCCACGACTGTCCAGCTGAACCTCACGCCAAGCTCGGACCTGTAGCACAGAACTGCTCGGCACATCATTGGCCACGTACACCACGTCGGTGACCAGTCGAATTGGTGTCCCAGCGGGCCACAGTGTCTCATTGACGTCGAGAACGCCGCGAATATCTGCGCGTGCCCCGATCGTGATGTAGTAGAGTCCCGACGGTACGATCCAGGGGAACTGGCCACGGGTCGCGTCGCCCTTCTGGTAGAGGATGTAGTTCTTGTTGCCCACGAACGATGGGACCGAGAACGTCCCATAGATGTGGGTGAAGCTCGGGCTATTCACATCGCTGACCGCGCCACCGTCCAACGTGTCGCTGCTGTCCAGCAGGAAAAGCCAGTTGCCAGCGATGATCTTGCCCTGCGTATCCCACGCAGCGTACCGCGGATCTGCCTCCCACGTGTTGTAGTTGTTCGGGTCCTGCTCGATCGAAGTCAGGGTAGACCGATCAATCGAGTAGATGATGCCCTTACTGTCGTTGCGGCTCTTGATGTGAAAGCGGAGGATCACAGTGGGATCTGTGGAGATCGACGTGAACGTCCCGGTCATGTACTCGTTCCCGATCTCGACCTGTACCTCCGTGTTCAGCGGGAACTCTACATCGTCCGCAACCTCGATGTCGACGTGATCGAAGGTGGGTTGGAGCTCGCGGATCAGCGTACCCTTCGGGGCATCCACCACTAGGACCGCAGGTGCGTCGACCGGCGTTCCGTAGCACCGAGGCCACGGCTTGTTCCACGCGAACTCCTGCAGACCCGAACTCTCGTCCGGTGCGAACGGAACCTCGGTGTCGCTGTTGCTTTCGTAGAACGCGACGATGTCCAACTCGAACGTGCGGCTGTCTTCACTCCAGACCACCGGGCTTCCGACCCGCCCTACCATGAGCTCGACCGGATCCGAGACGTTGCCGTCGAAGATCTGGAGTACCCTGGCCCTTCGACCCTCGAGCCGCGTGTTCCCGATCAGGCTCAGGAAGTAGAAGTCCTCGTCGCTGAACTTGACGGAGATCGATCCCGCCGTGGCAGGAGCTCCCTCCGCGATCTGCATGTTCGCGTTGCCGAGCTCCATGATCCGACCATCGGTACCGTCGAGGTCGCGATCGGCGAAGGTCAGGAGACCGGCACCGGTGTCGATCTCCACGAGGATGAGGGACTCGTGTCCGTCAGTCGTGGCAGCGATCAGGTTAGCGGCTGAGACTGTCCTCATGACGCTAGCGTCCCTTCGAACTCCAGGGTGAACTGACCACCGCGGTCACGCGTCTCTTCGGAGAGATCGATGTCGCTGCTGGTGATGTACCCGATCCACTTCCGGTTCTTCTCGTCCAGGTAGTAGATCTTCTTGCCCTTGCACACGCGCAGGAAGTTGCGAACCTGCTCGAGCTTCAGGTAGGAGAGGGACTCGAACGAGATCGACTGTGGCTCATAGGTAGGGGTTCGCGCATGCGGGCGGAGCTTGCCGCCACGGGTCCGGTTGACCTTCACCTGCAGCGCTTGGCGCCTGGAGTTCCCGTACTCCGGCCGCTTGAGCTGAACCGTGAGCGAGAGCGACGGGAGAGGTCCGATCAGATAGACCACGTTGACGTCGTCTTCCGAGGTCGGGAGCGGACGCTCAGGCGTGAATGAGGGTTGGCATCCCTCATCCGCCTTCATCGCGACGAGGCCAACGATGAAGTTCAGGATGCTAGACATCGTCTTCTTGAGCGAGGCGTTGTACGTCACCCGGGAGACGAAGGCGATGGACTGGGAGATCGTCTGACGCTTGACGATGTTGACACCGACGATCCCCGAGAACGCGATCGCGTTCGCCATCGCACCGGTGATCGTGCGGTTGAGTCGCGAGGTGAAGTTGATCGTGTGCGCCAGATCCTTGATTGGACTCTTGACGCCCGACAGAGTCGACGTGATGTTGATCGTCTGGTAGATGTCCTGTGAACCAGCGCGACCCTCGAGGTGCTGCTCGAAGTGGATCGTGCTGGCCATGTCACGCTGACGAGCGAAATTCAGTCGCGACGTGAAGTTGATCGTCGAGAAGAGACCGATGCCGCGGATCGCGGAAAGTACACCGCTGAACGTGATGGTGTTGGAGAGGACGCGCTGCTGGGTCGACAGGATGCTGGTGAAGTTGATCGTGTTGAACATCACCGCGGCGCTGCCCTCGATGAGGTCCGACGAGTAGAAGAACTCCTCTGACCCACGCATCTGGCCGGCGACGCCACGCGAGAAGTTGTACGAGGTCCCGTAGCTCGGACCGTGGATCGTCTGCACCGAGTCACGTGTGTTGGACGTGATCTGCGTGTGGACCCAAACCGGCGTGCTACCACGTCGCGCAGACGTCACACCGAGTCCCAGACCGGCGGATGCCCAGCACGCGATCGGTTGACGACCGTTCAGCGAGAGCGACGGGAAGTCCTGGTCCGAGTCGATGTCGGAGTGTACGTACTCGACCGTGCTCCACGTGGTAGTCCGCTTGTAGTAGACCACCTGCACGGAACCCGTGCTCGTTGCCCCGCGCTGACGGCAGAGTAGGTGGACGTAACCGAGATCGTCGACCGCGATCGAGAGACCGGACTGGTAGTCTTGGATGTTGTTGCCACCGTATCCAGTCGCGATCAGCTCCTCGGTACCCCATGCACCGCCGGAATACTTGCGGTAGTACAGATTGTGCGTCCCGCTCTTCCTGATCGAGTAGCAGCAATGGATGTTGCCGGATGCATCGAGGCAGGCCGCGACGCGGCGGAACTTCTGCGGACCGGTGCCCGATGCATCGCCGTCCTTGAGCAGAACAGACGTAGCCCACGTGACGAGGTCCGTGCTGGTCTTCGAGTACACCCGTCGATCCGAGGTCGACGTGATGTAGCCGAACACCAGCATGTACGTAGCACCGGTGTACAGGATCTGGAAGCTCTCGGACTGCGCGATCGGTTCGTTGAGCTGCTTCTTGAGAACCCAGACCGTGCCACTCCACTGGTACACGTAGAAGTCGTCGTTGCTCGGTCGGGTGACCACGAGCACGGGTCGATCCGAAGCCCCGACGCACATCGCGATGCCGGCCGGGATCCACGTGGGTCCGACCGATGTGACCGTCCACGTGACGCCGCGATCGGTGGTGTACGCGGCCTTGAGACTTCCGCCTTCGTAGTACGAGGTCCAGATCGCTCCCGCAGCGGTGCGGATCGTCTGGCGTCCACCACCGACGATGTTGGTCACCGTGGTCGCGACGATGCTCCTGGTGATGAAGCCCTGCGCGCTGAGAGTCTGGAAGAAGTTGATGATGTGCGAGAGCGTCTTGTTGTAGGTCTGAACGACATCGCTGTCCGAGATCGCGATGGAGAACGTGAGGCTCGTGGTGGAGGTCGCGCCGGAGGTCTCGGGACCACCGTGCATGTTGATCTGATCGCCTTGCGCGAACGTCTTGGAGTGCGTGATGTCGTTGTTCGTGTTGATGCCAGCGCCGGTTCCAGCTCCAGCCAATGTGCAGGTCAGCGAGCTATCGACGCCCGTTACGCGCAGCGTATACGGGCAGGTCTTGCTCGCACCGGGACCCGCATTCGCTTTGACGTAGAGCGCCTGCGCGTAGAACACCCCGGGCAGCGTCGCGCGAGGCGCGGCATTGCTGCCGTCATTCGGGTCGGTCGTACCGATGGTGTTGTGGTTTACCGGTGCGCCGTTGCCGTGAATGGGGTAGTACACATCCGCTACACCCGACTGGCGGGGATTGGAGTTGGACGAGTAGAAGAAGACTGGCTGACCGGTTCGCGATCCGCTAGGCGTGAAGCGCATGCTGAGCGAGATCGTGTTGCTCGGGAAGGCGTCCGTGTGAACGCCGCGCCAGGAGATCGTGTCACCCGCGACGACCGAGACGGAGTTGGAGAGGTCGCTGGCCTCGGAGGCGAGTGCGGCGATCGTGCACGTGACCCCGGTCGAACTGCCGTTCTTGAACAGCGTGACCACGTAGGTCTTGCCGCTCGCCATCGCGGTCTTCGTCTTGACGTACAACCTGTCCAACGTGCCCGCGCAGGGCATCACCATCTCTACCGCAGCGCTGGTCGTCTGAGCTGCGCCGCCACCAGTGGTGGAACTGAAGAACGTGGTCTGCGCGCTGAAGCTGACCGCACCCATCCAAACCATGCAGTCGCCGGTGGTCGTCGGAGTGAAGACCATCGAGACCGAATAACTGCGAAGCGTTCCACCGCTATTGTTGGTGATCTGCCAGCTGAGCTTGTCACCAGCTGCAATTGCGACGCTCAGACCCGTGACCGAGATCGAGGATCCGTTCGACGCGATCGTACCGGTGACGGCCGTCGAAGAGCCGTTCTTGAAGAGGGTGATGACTGACGTGCCGGTGCCTACCACGGTCGTCTGACGAACGTAGAGTGCAGTGACGTTACCAGCTACCGCGATGATCGCCTTGGACTGCTCGTCCAATGACGTGCCTGCACCTGCGGCCTGCGACATACCGTCGCCAGACCAGTACTGGGTCGACGACGCGCCGCAGCGCATTTGAGGGCAGAGGATCGGGTAGGTAGCAATCGCCATTGTTCACCCCGAAAGCCGGTGGGGCGTCAGGCTTTCGCCGCTACCCCACCGGTGAAGAGAGGGAAGTCCCGCCGTGCCGGGACTGCTCGCCGCGAGGTCTAGCTCGCGGTCGTGCTCAGGGTGTACGTGAGCTTCAGCGTGTCGCCGTTGCTCACCGTCTGGTTGCCGCCGGAGAACGTGGCGGTCATGAACAGCGTGCCCGTGCTGCCCGACTTCGTCGACACGGACGTGAGGAACCCGCCGGCCACCGTGCCGGAACCGTTCATCGAGAAGTCCGAGGTCGTGTTGCTCGTGGTGCTTCCGGCCGCGGCCGCCGTCTCGTCCCACGCGACGCGGTTGGTCTGCGAGTACGTCGTGTACTCCGTCCAGCCGGCGTGCGAGGCCATCGTGTCCGCCGCGGCGAGCGTCGGCGTCGACGAACCGTTGATCAGGCCGAGGTACCACGTGGTCACCTGCGTGCCCGCGTGGAACTCGGTGTCGAGGATGTGGTTCAGCCCGGCGGTCGTGACGCCGTTGATCTCTGCGGTCCGCTCGGAGACCAGCTTGCCGTCCTTGTCGTACTGCTGGCTGGTGAGCGTGCCACCGATGACGAGCAGCATCGCGACGCCGGTGCGGATCGCCCACCGCTTCGTCCAGTTCCACGGCATGAAGCGCATCACGTAGGCGATGGCCGCCCGTGCCTTCTTCGCGAGTCCCTTGAACGACAGGACCAGCGACTCCCCGATCGTCTTCGCGCCACGCTCCGCCTCGATCCGCATCTGCAGCTTGTTGCGCAGATCGATGAGGTCGTCCGGCGGGAGGTTCTCGAACTCCGCCCGGAGCTGTTCGAACGAATGGAACCGACGCAGACGGAGGTCGAACTCCCGCTGCGCCGTGCGCTTGGCGAGGTCCGCCACGCGCGCTGCCTCCTGCTCCGGCGTCAGCCGGACCTTCTCGACGTCGATCCGTCCTGCGTCCATTTCACTTCCTCCTGGTGAGAGCGGGTGCTTCGCCACGCTCGATGTGCCTCTTCAGATCCCTTGCCAGCTTCCGAGCATCTGCCTTCTTCGGTCCACCACCCTCGGAGCCGGCATTGATGGTAGTGCCCCGCATGTCCACGTTCGTCGTGTTGCTCGTGTTGTTGCTCGTGCTTCGGGGTTCCGACGGCGTGATCGCCGGGGTTCCCTGAAGCAGAAGGTTCTTCAGGTCCGCATCCTTCAGCTTCGCGAGCAGCTCGTCCGGTGCCGCCGTGAGCTCGAGATGCAGTTCCTTCGCCTTCTCGATCATCTTGTCCAGCGCGTTCAGCGCCGGGTCCGACTGGACGTTGATGAAGAACTGGCTGTCGGCCTCCAGCTTCATGATCTTCTCTTTGAGCGCCTTGAGCTTCTCATCGGTCGGAAGCTTGCCCAGGTCTTCGAGCGCGCGACCCACATCGACGATGCCCTGCTCGAACTTCTTGAAGTGAGCTTCGACGTTGTTGGCCGCCGCGGTGAACGCCTTCTCGGCCTTCTCCGCAGTCTTCATCCGGTCTTCGATCGCGGACTTCTCTGCCGCGTAGACCTTGTCCATCTCCCCACGCAAGCGCTCGAGGGCATCGACGATCTTGGCGCGGTTCTCCTTCGTGTTCGCGCCTTCGACGCTGAGGATGGACTCGTAGACCCCGGACGCCTCTTGCAGAAGCCGCTGGACCTCGTCTCGATCGCCGATCTTCGCTGCGCTGTTCGCTCGACCTTCGAGAAGCTGACCACGATCGATCCGCTGCTTGACCTGTTGCTCCGGCGTCCGGTCCGCGTCCTTGATCTTGTCGATCGTCTGCTGGACCGAATCGTCGTATTTCTCCTGGTCCTTGATCAGGTCCTTGAGTTGCAACCTCATCTTGTTGAAGAGCGTCTTCTGCTCTTCAGCGAGGTGGTGGTAGCCGGAGATGATGCCCTTGACCGTGTCGCGATTGTCCGTGAGCCACTGCTTGAGCTGCTTGCCGCCGTCCTTGACCTGATCGGTCAGCGTGTCCGTGAAGAGACGCCTGATCATTGCGCCTTCATCACGCTTGGGGTTCAGTTCCTCTTGCGCCTTCTTCAGCTTCTCGATGTCGGCCGCGGTCTTCTTGGCGTGGTTGCCGTTGGCCTTGATGAACTCACCGAGCTGCTCTTGGTCTTCCGCCGCTTCACCCGAAACCTGGTCGAGGTCCGCGATGTCCTGCTGCAGCTTCTGCACCGCCTTGCGGTTCGCGGCCATGCCAGACTTCTCCCACGCGACTCCCCAGTCCGTGAAGATGTCAGTGAAGCTCTTGCCGGTGTCCTTAGCCGACTCCACCGTGAATTCCGTGAGACTCTTCAGCGCCTTCTTGACCTTCTCCTGTCGCTCGAGGATTGCTTCATCCCCGGTGTACTCGTACATCGCCTTGTTGTACTGCTCCATGATGAAGGCGATGCCGGTCGCGATCCCACCGATCAGGGTTTTGAACCCGTTACCGATGGTCTTCAGGATGTCCCACACATCCATCAACACGCCTTCGATGATCATCAGGACAGCCTGGAACGGCGCAAGGAAGAGGCGAACCGCGAGCTCGATCCGCTTGAACGCGGACTCGATCTTCCGCATCGCGTTCTCGACGCCACCTGAGTCCTTGATCCACTCGTTGAAGGTCCCCATGACCGACTCGCCGAGCTCGATCATCGAGATCTTGAGCTGAGCGATCAACCGGTTCCACTTGACCTCGGTGGTGTCCATCATCTTGGACGTGGCTTCGTCGCCCACACCGATCCGGTTGGTGAGATCCTCCATGATGGACTTCAGAGCTTCGAACTGGGCGCCGGTGATCTCACCCCACGCGCGGAGCTCACGGAAGTCGTCGGTGATCTTCTCGATGAGCTGCGGGTTCTTCTGCAACGCGTCGTGGATCTTCTCAATCTGCTTCAGCAGGCCTTGACCCTGGACGAACTCCGGACCCGTGGCGATGCCGAGGTCCTTCATGATCTTGACGGCTTCGGGACCCTGCTTCGAGATGAACTTGAAGAGGTTGATCACCATCGTACCGGCCTGCTCGGGACCCTTGGTACGGGACAGCGCGGCGAACGTTGCGAGCATCTCCTGCACGCTGACGCCCGCGGTCCTCGCGACGGCGGCCATCTTGCCGATCTCACCCGCGAACTGATCCACCTCCACGCGACCACGGTCGGTCATCACGAAGATCATGTCACGCAGCCGGCTGAACGATGCCGTGCTGAGGTTGAACGCGTTCTTCATCATGGCCAACATGTCAGCGGACTTCTCGATACTGACGTTCTGGGCGACGGACAGTTTGCCCGCCTCCTCCATGAACTTCATCGCCTCCTTCGGATCGACGTCGCTGGAGATCGCGATCCGGAAGCCCTCAGCCGAGGCCATCGGCGAGAAGCCGAATTCCTTCGACAAACGCTTCACCTGCTCGGTCAGTTCGGGGAGCGTGGACTCTCCGTCCTTGACGAGAGTCATGATCCTGGCCATCGAGTGTTCGAACTCGATCGCGCTCTTGGCTGCGAGTCCGATGACCGCGCCACCGAGCATCGCCAGGAGACCACCGACCGAGGAGGTCATGAACGCAACCGCGTTGCCCGCTCCCTGAACCGCACGACCGAGAGCGAGGAAGCCCTTCGAGGCGAGAGACGTTCCCTTCTCCATCGCCTTGAAGACCTTACCAACTTGGGCCTCACCACCGACCCAGTCGCGCACATTGAAGAGATCACGAGTCCAGAGTCCCTTCGCGGAACCGATGTACTTCTTCGCATCCTTGTCCGGCATCCGGGCGTACATCTGGTCCATCTCGCGGTTCGCGAAGCGAGCGTGCCTACGCTCTGCCTCCATGTCCTGCTTCCGCTCCGCGGCGTGCATCTGCTCTCGCGCCCGAACCGCCTCGTCGAGGTTCCGCTTCATCAAGCGGAAATGGGCGAGCTCCGCCTTCTCACGATCCTTGAGCTGCGTAAGCGCGTCCTTGTCCGCGGCCTTCTGGATGCTGGCGATGCTCTTGACCTGCTCCTTGATCTGGTCGTGATACATCTGCAGGCGCGCCATGTTCAGGCGCACCTTCTCGTCACCCATGAGGATCGACGGGATGTTCAGCTGGTCTTCGGAGATCCCACCCTTGGCGGCGGTCTTCTTGATCTTCGAGATCGCGCGATGGTACGCGATGGACTCGAGGTCCTGATACTGCATCGGGTCGGTGGACTCGTACACGCTCGCGGAGCGGACTCGTCCACGGATCGGTTCACCCGTAGCTCCCAGAACCTCGCCGCGCATCTCACTTGCGCGCTTGTTGGTCGCGGACTGAACCGCCTGAACGCGGGCCATCGCGACGGCGAGCTGATTGGCGTCGATCGTCGCCTTCTCCCACGCGGCACCCAGGTGCTCGTAGGAGACGATGGTGGTCTCGTTGCCCGCGAGGATCGCGCGGATCTGCGCGTTCATCTGGGACTCGGTGGAGCCTAGGACCGACTGAACCTCTTCCAGCGTGGTGCTACCCGCAGCGAGGAGTTCGATCTGCTCCTTCACTACGGCAGACGAGATGCCCATCGTCTGGATGGCGGACGCAGCATCGAGCGACTTCTCTTGAACGGCCTTGAGCTTCGAGTTCAGTCGATCCATGAAGCCAATGAACTTCGCGGCCTGCTCTTGGGTCTTCTGGAACCCATCGCCGCCCGCGGTAACATTGACTCCAAAGTTTACGTCGTCACTCATCGTCTTCCTCAGGCACCTTCTCCTCCATGCGGAGGATGCTGAAGGCCATCAGCTCAACTTGCTCCCGGTACGTCAGCTCATTCCACGGCCTGCCGTAGTAGCTGCGAGGATCGACCGTCTCTACTGCTCGCAACTGCCAGTACTCCAGCGACCTCCCAGACCCCTTGGGGATCCGCTTCGGCTTCGCGGATCCCCTGGGCCTGGGAGTTACGAGTTTCCCTTCGCCACCTCGATGTCGTCGGCGATGTTCATGAGGCTCGTGATCTCACCCATCAGGCGACCGAGGTCACCCATGGTGAAGCCGAACTCGATGAGCTTGTCCCAGATGCCCTGGTAGAACTCCGGCTTCGTCTTGTCTTGGTCGCCGACCTCGAAGTCGACGTTGGGGTCGTCGATCCCGTGGAAGATGATGTACGCCATCCGGAGCTGCGTCATCTTCCGGTTCGCCGTGACCCACTCCGGAGTCTCGACATCGATGATCGTCGTCTTCTTCGTGTCCGGATCCCGGATGATGACGCCGCTCGCGTTCTTCGCGTAGTCTTGCGGCTTGGGCGGTTCCGGGAAGAGCTCGAACATCTTCGAGTCGACTCCCACCGGAAGCGCCCTGACGCGGATCTGGAGCATCTCCTCTCCAGCCGCTCCCTCGTCCCCGGAGGTCGCACGCTTCAGCGTGACGACCTTCCGGGGCGTTTCGAACTTCATCTTGCCACGGACCTTCATCGCAGTTCTCCCTCTCTTGAAAGGCGGCCTAGACGCCGCGGGTGCTGGTGGGCTCGAGCGTCGCGCAGATGCCCGAGTACGTCGTCATGTCGGCGTTGTCGCCCTCCTCGAACCCCACCTCGTCGCAGTGGAAGTCCGGGAGGACGATGCGTTCCGTCTGGTCGATCCCGCTCGCCTCGCACGGGTTCGTCAGGTCGAAGCGGATGTCGACGCAGTACGGACCGCAGTCGAGGGTCGAGACCCACGTGCTGGCGTTCCCCTTGCGACGCATCGCGTCCGGGACGGAGGGAATGGTCGCGAACGCCGTGAGCGTCCTGCCCGTCCACTCCTCGAACTTCGCCGAGAACGAGGCGTTCATCGGCTCCTCGTTGCCTTCGGCGAGGCCCGCGACCCTGCCGCGGTTCATGATGACCTTCGCCGGACGGCGGACGTTGAACCGGAGGTTCCCGTCCTCGATCGGAACCACGAGGGTCTTCGGCGTCGTGCTGCCGTCGACCAGCGTGATCTGACCGTTCGTCAGATTTCGCGTCCTCTGAGACATGGCTCTCCTTCAGCTGGCGATGAGCACAGCCTGGAACGTGACAACCACGCTGTGGATGTTACCTTGCTCCACCGCGAAGTTGCCTTCTCCTTGGAACGTGATGTTGCGACGCGGCAGGTAACTTTGCCGCGCCTCCTTGATTTGGACTGCGCCGAGCACGGTCTCAGGAGGTACGCCGATCATGCTCAGAGGCACGTCAACCTTTTCGAGAGTCTTCCTGACCCGTGCCGCAAGTCGGAAGGGAGCGAGTGTGTCCTTGTCAGCGCGAGCTTCCTCGAGCCGAGAGTCACAGACGATCTCGAAGAGGAGTAGACCTCCCCACACTCCCCGACGGGTTCGCATACGTGCGTCACCCATCGGGTTGAACGTCATCCATTCCTCTTTGCCCTCTGTGTTCGGCCTCATGCCGGGACCCATGAACTCCGTTGTGGGCATCGCTGCTCTCAGGAACGCCTGGACGGAGAGCCAAGCGTAGACCTCCAGCTCATCCGGAATGCTCACGGCTTCCTTCTCTCAGCCTTGGTGCGTTGCTTGAACTCCGGTTTGCCGAACTGACCCCACGCATGCTGCAGCTCTGCGGCCTGACGTTCGAGCTCCGACCTTGGACTTCTGACATGCTGAACCACGGTACGTGACTCGGTCCTCGTTCCGCTCGTGTGTCCCTCAAACGTCTCCGCGCTCCACTTGACCTTGGAGATCGTCCGGACCATGCGGCTCTCAAACGTGTGCTGGGGTTCGCTGAACTCACCAGACGAGTGCCAGTCCTTGGGATCGTTGATCCGCATCGCGAGGAACGCGTCCGCGTTGAGGTGTGACACGTTCCTATCGAGCGGCAGACGACTCGCGAGCTCCGAATAGAGCCGGCGCCACGTGAGCGAGGGAAGCTTCGCCTCGAGCTCGTCGAGCCCGATCGGTTGACCGGTCTGACTTGCCTGATCCCACCTGAAGCCGCGGAGCCGATACTTCTCGTTCATCCACCACGTGGTCATGGTGTCGAGGAGGTTCCGCAGCTCGGTCTTCAGCGCGAACATCGTGACGCGGACCATGCCCTGCGGCGCTTGCTTCGAGTGCCCGTGCTCCAGGAAGAGCATATAGCCGACGTCCGTCCCGATCCGGAAGCCCACGCGGCCGAGCTTGAACTTGCCCTTGCCGCGGATCTGCGGGGAGAGACGCCAGCTCGCGGCCGCCCTGCCCGTCTCGTACGGGGTGAGGTAGACGACCTCCATGAACGCCCACCTGGCCGCGTGCCAGACCACGAAGCGTGCTCCGATGTGCGGGAGTCCTGCCATCGCGACGATGCGACCGAGCTCCAGCTTGATCGCCTTGATGTCGACGAGGTCGTCCTTCTTGCCGAACTTGTCGTAGGGCGACATGCGGAACTGCGCACCGACCGTGATGCTCGGCAGCAGTCCAAAGTCTCCGAACTGCTCGAACCCGTGGAACTCCTTCGTCTTGTCGCCGATGTTGCGCGGGGTCCCGAGCTGGTACTTCTTGCCGGAGTATCCGATCTGCGTGTAGGTGGACGGTTGACCAGGGATGAACGGCAGAACACCGGTCCGTCCGGGGATCGTGACCTCCTGCATCCGGCGGATCTGCGTGATGTTCGCTCGAAGCTTGACCGCACGCTGGTGGATGTGCTGACGAACGTCACGGGTCAGCGTGGACGCCTTGAGCGTGCCAGCGTTAGGGATCAACCCACGTGAGGTCCCCGACCTCATGATGTTTCGAGGGAAGTAGGGCTTCGCCATTACTTGCGGCACCACAGGATGTACATCCTGGTGAGTGAGTCGAAGTCCTGTCCCAGGACGTTGAAGCTCCCGTCGAACAGCGTGAGACGATCGCCGACCTTCGGGACGAGGTTGGCGAGCTCTTTGATCGAGACTTCGGCTCGGATGTCGCCGACCTTCAGGTGGGCGTTGCCTTCCTGAAGGAGATCGCGGGCGTTGATCACGTAGCGACCGACGTGACACAGGTGGACGTTGGTCTCCTGCGTGTTCATCTTTGCGTCGCGACCCAAACCCTTCGTGAACTGCGTGAACGTCCCTTCCTCCGGGTTGTCGAACATCAAGTAGTCGTCCGACACATCCAACGTCATCACGGGCTCGCGGCAGACCGCGAGGTCCGAGAAGAAGCTGATCGTGTGGCCGAGTGGCTTGGTGTAATCGGACATGTCAGTAGATGGGATCGTCCGGGGTGACGAGTTGAGTCTCCGCGTACATCGGATCTTCCGCGACGAGGAGTGCGTTGATCGACTCGAGCTGCTGACGGAGCTCGCGCAGGTAACCGTTCCAGTCCACCTGCTGACCCGTGGCCGACTTGTAGCTGGCCTTCGGGGACGCGGTCACCTCCTTCAGCCTCGCAATGAGCTGGGACTTGATCGCGACGAGCTCCGTAGCGTCGCTCACGGCTACTGGGCCTTCGCCGGCTCGGCCAGCGAACCCTTCTCGCCCGTGAGGATGAACGTGCTGGCCGTGCGCTGGCCGGAGTGCGTGCCCGCCTTCTCCGACGTCATCTTGACCTCGACCTCGTGGTCGCTGCCCTTGATGCCGAAGAACTCGTGCCACTTCTGCCGCGCTTCGCCTTCGCTGGCCGCCTTGCAGACGCACCAGTCGTGCTTCGAGGCGACCTTGTAGTTGGTCGTCTTCGGCGCCGGCGGCGCCTTGGGATCGGGAGCTCCGGTCGGCTTCGGCGCGGTTGCCGGGCCTCCGGCGGGGTTCGGATCGGACATTGTGCACCTCTCTTGTACTTGGGACTCCAGTCCCGTCAACTACCCGAGCCGCCGGGACCTTCGTCCCGGCGGCGTTGGGAGTCCAGCTGGCCTTGGGCTAGGCCTGCGGCTGGCTGAAGATCACGTAGCGCGGGTTGCCGACCGCGGCGACGCCCATCTCGGAGCAGCGCCACATCGCGACGACGTCCCTGGTGAACTCCTCCGGGTTGTTCGGCGGAGCCTGGATGACCTGGATCGGCCAGTTCTGCATGTACCAGAACGCCTGCTTGAAGTCGCCGCAGATCGCCGTTCCGCCGGCGTTCGCCGATGAGAACGACAGGAGCGACTGGAGCAGCTGGTACAGGAAGCGGGAGACGATCGGCTCGTTCCATCCCTGCAGCGGGTTCGGCGACTTGCTGACGGCCTTGGTGGCGTCCGTCGTGTCGCCGTAGTCGACCTCCGTGGCGTGGAGGATGCGACGGATCGTGTGCTTCAGCGCCGGCGTGCAGAGCACGTCCAGCGACGCCGCGAGCTCGATCGGGTTGCCGGTGTCCGGGTCGAGCATGTCCGCCCACAGGAGCTCGAAGTCCTGGAAGTCGGTCCAGTCGACGATCGCGTGCGAGGCGATCTTGTTGATCCAGTTGCCGGAGGTGAGGTACGTGTTGTACGACGTACCGCGCCACTTGTAGTTGTTGATCGAGCCGATGATCACCGCGAGGAGCCGCTTGAAGCGGCCCGTCGCCTGTCGGGCGCCGATCGTGGAGCAGTTGCGGAGGACCAGACCCGTGCGGTCGAAGAAGACCGTCTCCTTCAGGATCTTGATCATCTCGCCACGCTTGGTCGTGGCCGGCGTCTCCTGGTAGTCCTCGCCGAACCCGGTCTCCGGGTACTCCTTGCCCGGGTGGACCTCGTACTCCTCGTCCTTGACCTTCTGGACGCCGGGGATCTTCTCACCCGAGAACTCCGTCGGGATGACGGTGCAGAGCCGGTCGAAGAGACCGCCGTCCGCCTCGTTGTACCCCTGGAGAACCTTCGAGTAGACGATCTGCCCGGTGATGTTCGAGAACGCGGTGACGTCGACCGCGTCTTCGCCGGCGGTGATCAGCTGATTGCCCGCGTAGCGCGGGTGCAGCTTCTTCACCCACTCGTGGCCGCAGAACGCCTCGGCGATCTCCCTGAAGGAGAAGTCGTCGGGCTTCAGCTCCTTGTCCGCGAGCGCCTGGCCCAGCTTGTCGCACGTGGCGACCGCGCCCTCGGACGCGTACAGCTGCTTGAGGTTGACTCCGTGGTTGCGCAGCATGTTCGTGTGCTGTTCCCTTCCGGCGCCGTTAGGCGTCCGCCATGACGGTGGAGCGGATCTTGACCATGACCTTCGTCAGGCCGGTTCCGCGCCCCGCGCACTTGCCGATGGAGCGCGTGGTCAGGCCCGCCCCGAAAGCCCCGAGTCGGACGACCTTCTGGTCTTCCAGCGCGAAGGCGCTGGACTCGGCGACGCCGACCTCGTCACCGATCTCCCAGTTCGTGCTGTCGCACGGGTACTCGTGGGTGCCGCCCGAGTCGAAGCGGATCGGGTCGGTGTCGCCGGAACGCGACCGCTGAGCGGCCACTCCCGCGAACTTCCCCTTGAACGTGGCCTGCGTGTTCGCGAGGGCCGAACCCGCCGCCTGGCTGGAGGCCGGACGCAGGTCGTCCGTCTCGAGGTAGAGCAGGTCACCGATCTCGATGACCGTGCCGGAGTCCACCGCGCCGACGAACGGCGCCGGATCTCCGTACTTGTGTCGCTGCGTGTCCATGGAGGGCTAGCTCCCCTTCACTGCGGAGGCGAAGCCCTTGGAGGTCGACGTGTCCGGACCCTTGGAGGCGCCGGCGCTCTCGCCGACTCCCTTCGAGCTGGACGTCGGCTTCTGGACCTTGCCGGTGGTCTTGTCCGCCAGTTCCTTGCGCTCGGCGAGCAGGGCGGTGAACCGCTCGTCCGTCGTCCCCGACTCCATGCACATGGCCTGGAACGTGGGCGTGTTGAGATGCTCGGGCAGCTTGGCCTCCGCGATCTTCACCTTGCGGGCGTCGTCTCGGGTCGTCTTGGCGGTGACCGCCTTGTGACCGTCGATCTCGACCTTGAGCTTCCCGTTCTCGGCCTCGGCGGCCGTGACCTTCGTCTCGAGCTCCTTGAGACGGGTCTCCTGTGCGAGAGCTTCCGCGACGGTGAGGATCTTGAGATCCTGACGCGCCGCCTGGAGCTGGTCGCGAGTCATGGAGATGAGCTCCACTTTGCGTTCTCCTTCCTGCATGGCGGCGCTTTCGTAAAGGCCCGCCGTGGTCCCGCCATTGCTGACCACGTCGACCGAATGGACTTTCTCGATGTCGCTCGTCACGAACCAGCCGGACTCGTACGAGCCGACCAGGTCCGCGAGGTGCGAGAGGGCGTACTGCCCGGGGTCGTTCTCCGCGGCCCACTTGACGGCTTCCGCGAAGGGGTGACCGGGGTTGAAGTGGAGATCTCCGATGAGGCCGCGCGACTCGTCGACCCGCGGGTTGCGGATGCGACCGAACGGGGTCGACGCCGGGCGCGGGAGGTTCCGCTTGCTCGGGTCGTAGAGACCGGCCGGGTGATCGAAGTTCACCTGAGCGTTCTCGTACTTGTTGGCGCTCTTCCGCATCGCGTCGACGGGGTAGCGTCGCTTGTGGCTCGGCGACTCGAAGCCCAGGATCTTCACGCCAGGGATCACGTTGCCCGTGATCTTCGTCCCGGCTGCGGACCACTCCGCGACCGTCTCCTTGATCGGAGGAGCCTTCTCAGCGGTTGAAGACATACGTCATCACTCCTTCTCGACCGAGCTTGGCCTCGGTGTCGGTCTTGGTCTGCAGTCGGAACCCGTAGGTCTCCATGAACTTCACGAAGCCCTTCTCGGTCCAGTAGTGGAAGTGCTCGTCCGGACGGAAGTGCTTCGAACCGAGGACGTGGTTGCCGTCCTCGAAGATCGGCAGCGTGACCACCACGCCGCGGCGGATCTTGTGGAGCAGGGCGTCGAGCTCAAGGGAGGGGATGTGCTCGAGAGAGTCCCAGAACGTCGCGACGTCGACTTCCTCGATCTTCTCTGCGAGACGCCCGAGATAGCGAAGCTTCTCGATCGTCGCGGGATTGATGTCGATGCCGAGGGCCTTGGTGGACTTCACGAACTGACAACTGCCGGGACCCACGTCGAGCAGGATCCCTTCGATGCCGGGGAAGTGACGGTGCAGGATGTCCACGCGGAAGTTGTTGAGCTTCTTGCCGAGCTCCGTCCCCTCGTAGTTCTCGTACTTGTGGAAGTACTCCTTGTTGTACTGGCCGTTCACGTGGACCGGGTAGTAACCGTACTCCCCTTCCCACTTGAGCAGCTGGCGACAGGCGACATCGCGGAACGCGGCTTCGACTTCTCTCGGATCGAGCTTCTTGTTGCAGGGTGGGTTGTCACCCGTGTGGCGCGAGGTGACGCCGCACTCGCACATCGGCTTCGGCTCGACAGCGCGGTACGGGGATCCTCCGCTACCTTCGACCATCCAAGGTTCCACCAGCAAACGGTCAGGGACGTCGCCACCGTAGAGACAGACGGTTGGGGTCCTCAGAGCGATCCCGAGCGGGAGCATGAAGCCCACGCTGGTGACGATGACGTCGGCGACAGCCATCAGTCCGATGAGCTGCTCCGTGGTGAACTGACCGTGCATCATGGAACGGGTGACGCCCGTGAGGGGAGCGCCATACCGAACCTCGTGAGGCTCCGCGAGCCATCCGAGCTCCCACCACTCGAACTCCTGGTGCTGGTCCACGAGCTGCTGCATGTACAACGGCTCGTTGCCCCGTGCTGCGTTCGGCCACTCGGTCCGGACCGTCGGCGGATGAACGAGAGCGAGCGGACGATCCTTCGGCTTGACGGAGTTCGCCCACTCGATCCATTCGGGCTTGGCGATGTACGTGAAGTCCACGGGTCCGGGAGTGAAGCCCGCGTTGTCCATGAGGGCGGACGTGATCGGCATGCCTCTGCTGAAGTCCGCCGTTCCGTAGCGCAGATGCCGGCGCTCGTACGGGGACTCCGGATTGGCGTCGTACGTTCCCTCCCACTTGGAGATGTTCGCTGCCTGCGTCCGGAGTCCGGTCTCCGTCCTCAGGATCTTGACCGGGAGATCCCACCAGAGTTGGGGCCACGAGGTGCGGACCCAGACCTCCCAGCCCTGGAGGAGACAAGCCCGCGCGACCACGCGCTGATACGCGTTGTCTCCGAGTCCGTGCATGCACTCCAGGATCAGTCGCATCCGAACACCTTCTTGAACTTGGCCCACTCTTCTGGGGTCGCGACCTTCTTGTACTCATTCGCGTACAGCATGAAGATGTGCCAGATACGCGGATAGAGGAATAGGGAGCGCAGCAGGCTCTTGCCGAACTTCTTCCAGAGCGCTCCCTTGTATGTCACGTTAGGTCGCGATGTCGCCCGGCAGCGGTGCCGGCTTCGGCGGGATCTTCTTGCCCGGCGTGTTCCACCAGTTGCGCACGTGCTTCTGACCGCGGGTTGCGCCGTACGCGACGCCGATCAGTGAGCCGATGCCCGTCAGGATGGCCATCACGTCGTCTGCGTACGGGAGTCCCTTGCCGGCGGCCACGTACTGCTGTTGCTGGTGGACCTTGTCCTTCAACTTGTCGGCGTTCGACTTGGCGTTCTCGATGCCCATCTTGATCTTGGGCTTGTCGGCGTCCGGGAGGACGACGAGGGACAGGTTGTCGACGTGCTTCGAGTTCTTGTCGATCAGTTCCGACGGGATGCCCAGGTGGGTGATCTGGGTCAGCGGCGCCGTGGCCTCGACGATCTCGGCCGCGTTCTCCGCGGCGGCGGTGGCCTCGGGTTCCGCGGTCGGATCCTTGTCGATCGCCATCTGACCGAGCGCCTGGACGGAGTCGAGGTTGGACTTCGCCAGGGCACCGCTCACGCAGGCGCACAGGAGCAACGGGAAGAGCATCAGCAGGTGTCGCATCGTTTCTTTCCTCTCTTTCCTCTCAGGTCCCTCGGCGCAGTTCGTCTTTTACAGATCGAGCATTTGCGCCACGGCACTCGATCTTGAAGTAGGTACAGCACGATGATCAACGCGCCGTAGGTCTCAGAGCTCAATTGACCTTCAGCAACCGCAGGACCTCCACGATCGTGATGATCGCGGCCGGGATGGCGATGACCACCGTGATCGCCCCACCCCACTTGGACAACTTCTTCTCGATCGTTTCCAGCGCGTTGTCCTGACGCGCCAGATGCTTGTTGATGCCCTCGAGCGACTCCTTCATCGCCTTTTCCGTCTGTTGGTGGAGGAGTCGAAAGTCTTCCAAAGCCCTGATCCGCTGTGCATGCACGTTCAGTCGTCTCTCGTGTGAAGAAACGATACCGAGCTTCGCGTCTACTTCGCGGCTATCCTCGTCGCTCACGTCGGTCATGGTCCTTCCCTTACTTGGGAGCTGCGCCGACGCGTTCGCCGACCACCTTGTTGGGATCCTTCGGCGGGACGAGCGCTTCGTCGTCCCCATCCTCTTCCCTGTTCAACTGCTCACGATCGAAGTCCAGGCCTTCCTCTTCCGCGACCGTGCGACGCGACTTGATCTTGCCCTTCACCATGAGGTCATTCGAGCGGACGATGGAGAACCGGTCGCGGGACTGGACGGCGGGTCCGGTGACCTTGTACTTCAACGTCGGGTCGAGGAGCTTCGTGGACAGACGTCCGGAGATGATGCCGATGAAGATGATCCGCTTGTAGAGGTCGCGGAGACGGGAAGCGTACCACTTCTGCGTCTTCTGGAACATCTTCATGCCAGGCTGCTCGGCCGCGACGAGGGACGCGTAGTTGGAGGAGCTGGCGTTCGCCGAGAACAGGAACTCCGGCTGTGAGACGCGGCACGCGCAGGCGCGCAGCAGTGTGTCAATCACCGTGGCGAGCTTGTCCGCGGACTGCGCCGCGATGGGGAAGTGGTACTTCTGACCAGGCGGGACGTCAAGGATGCTGCCAGCCTGGATCACGCGCTGCCGGATCGACTCACCTGAGGTGGAGTCGCGCGGCGTACGCTGCGCCATGTTGTCCGCGAGCTGGGCGATCTTCGAGCCGGTTGTGCCATCGGGGTGCTCGCGAACCACCGCGATGGCGGCCTGGATCTCCGCCATCTTGCGGATCACGCGGAGCATCTTCTTCGCACCCTCCAGGGGTTCGACCACGGGGAGGAAGGTCGGGATCCCACGGAGCACGTTGCGGTCGGTGTTCTTCTTGAAGAACGTGATCTCTTCGGCCGGGATGATGACTTCCTGACCGGTGCCACCCTGCTTGTAGACGTACCCGATCACCTTCTGCTTGTCGCCGGCGCGGGTCACCATGCCGTACTCGAACGCCGGATCGGAGGAGTCGATCTCCTCCGGCTCGATGAAGCGGACGGTGGCGAGGCCGTCCATCTCCATGAAGGTCCGGACGAACGCCTCACCCTCGCGGTCCGACCGGAGGATGACCTCGTGCTCGACCTCGTCCCACTTCTCCGTCTCGTGGAACTCCTCCCAGTAGTCGTCCGCGGCGGCGATCGCCTTGGCGAACGTGGAGCGCTGGCGCTTGTCCTGGATCTTGTAGGCGAACCCCGTACCGGCGACGAAGTTCTGGATGTTCTGGTGACCGTTGATCGCGTAGGGGTTCGTGAACGCGAGCTTCCTGCCGAGCTGACGCCAGTTCGTCAGGGCCGACATGTTGTTGATCGTGCCCGGGATCCCGAGCGGGGAGACGTCCATCCAACCTTCGAAGCGTTCGGTGGGGTTCACCCACCGATCCATGTACCACTCCCAAGACTCGTAGGCCTTGAGGAGGATCTCCTGCCGCTTGATGAGCGCGGCCTCGCTGGCCTGCGCGAGACGGTTCACAGCGACGGGGTCGATGGCGATGTCGGTCACGCGACCTCCAGGATCGTGGCGGGGCTTTCGCGGGATCGGTCGTAGTAGTGGGTCACCCACTCGAAGATGCAGGTCTGCAACATCTCGAGGGCGTCGGGGCCGTCGTCGTGGTCACCGTACCCAGTCTCCATGATCTGCTTCACGAGGGTCTTCATGTCGCGGGTCTGACGTGCGAACTTGAAGGTTCCCTTGGAGAGCGGGGATCCGAGACGCTCGATGCGCGTGGGCTTCGGGCACGAGTGCTGGATCTCGAGGACGGGGAGGGAGATGCCGCGAGCGGTGGACTCGGACTGAAGCTGCTGCGCCATCGTGATCTGGAAGGCGTTCGACTCGAAGGCGCAGAAGACGTAGTTCCGACGTGCGTGCATGTTCAGGATGCGCGGGATGATCTCCGCATGCGGGATACGCTGGACGATCCCGTCGATGTAGTAGTGCCGATTGCCCGGCTTCCAGAAGCCCTCGAGGATTGCAACGAAGTCACCCTTCTTCGCGTCGTTGCCTGTGCTCGGGTCGACAGCGAGGAACGGGTAGGCGCCATGCGGGATGGTGTCGTACCAGATGTCGTAGGCGTCGGTAAACCACATCTCGTCGAACACCGCGTGCGCGGGGTTCATCGGCGAGTTCTGCTTCTCCGCCATGAAGGCGCCGTGACCACCTTCGGCGCGCATCACCATCAGGTCGTAGAGGGACTCACGCTCGGGCCACAGGACGACTGCGCCCTCGTTGAGCTCTTCCTCGTACTTCTCGTAGTACGACCTAGCGACGCTCGGGTCGTCGAAGTAGAACTTTTCCCATTCCTCCCAGCTCGGTTGGTAAGGTTGACCCTCGCCTGTTGCGACCATGCGGAGCGGCCACACGACGATCGACTGGAACCGACGGTGTTCCCAACCCGGTCGTTCCAGTAGTCCCGCCATAAGGCAAGCAGAGTTGATCAGGGTGCCGTTCACGAAGAAGTTCGTTCCCGGCTGGCCCGCCTTGAGAACACCAGCATCCAGCCACTGGCGAATCCTCTCTCGGACGATCGGAGAGCGAGCACCCTCGTCGTTCTCGGGGTCGTCGATCATCACCACGGTGGGGCGTGACTCTTCGTGGCGACGACCGCGGACCTTCTTGCCGGCACCCAGGGCATCGATGCGGACGTTGTTCCGCGTGATGATGCTCTCTTTGCTCCACAGTGAGGAACCCTTGCCAACGACGTGCGGGTAGTCCTCGGCGAGCAGCTCGTTGGTCTCGAGCTCTTCCTTGACGTGAGAGAGGTGCTGGGCGGACTGGGAGAACGTGTCAGCGCCCGTGACGATGTACCGCTCTAGACCTTCGCAGGTCCACCAGAGCGGAGCGGCGAAGGAGCAGATCGTGGACTTGGCGCTGCCTCGGGGACCGGCGATCGCGGATTTGACGTTCCGCGTGAAGGTCGCGACTTGGAGGTGCTGGATCAATTCCTTGTGGAACATCGAGGGCGGAGCGGTGAAGTAGTGGCCGAGGTACTTCTTGATGAAGGTCTCGAGGGTGATGTTCCCTCCGCGCAGACCCCGAGCCATCGCCTTGAAGAAGTGCTGCTGGACCTGCTGGCTGGTGGCGAGTCTCACTTCGAGGTCACCGCATCGACTTGCGCACGGAGCGGTTCACCGGTCAGGCGGGCCGCGATCCGGTCGACGATCATCTTGCCGTCGGGGTGGTCGTGCAGTTCCTCCCGGACCACGTTGATGAAGCGCTCCGCGATGGCGGCCATCTCCTCGAAGGTGATGGACTGATCCTTGGCGTCGATCCAACCAGCGCGAGCCTTGAGCCCGAAGATGACGAGGGCGGGGTGGATCCCGGCTTCCTGGGTCATCGCCTCGTCTTCGAAGAACGAGGCCTGGTAGTCCTTGACGAGCTGGTCGATCTCCGCGTCCCGGCGCCGCAGCTTGAAGAGCGTGGCGGTCGAGATGTTGATCACCTCGCACAGGGCTGGGAGCGAGAGCTTCGACTGGGCTGAGAGGAGGAAGCAGAGCTCCCCGCGGACGTTGTGGCTCGTGGCGTTCCCGGAACCCCGACCGTGGGAGGTGTTCTCCATGATCGCGAGCAGGTCCGCGGCTTGAAGCTTTTTCGGATCTTTGCGGTAATCCGAAAGGAGCTGCTGAGCCTCGCGCTTGAGTTCCGCCAGACGAGTCTTCCGTCCCTCGAGAAGCGCAAGCTTCGCGTTGGAGTTCGCGCTCTGGATCACAGGACTCGCCGCGCCGCCTTGTCCAGCCATTTGTCCCTTCCGAAGCCCAGTCGTAGCGAGCTCGTAGCGAGTTCGCTACGAGCCTCTCTACTACTACTACTCTACCCCGAAACACTCGCTACGTGATCGAACGAAGTTTCTGGGCGAGCTCGCTACGAGTTCGCTACGAGTTCGCTGCGTAACGTACCGTACACGGTACGAAGAAGTCAAGAGTGACTTTTCCCTCTCTCTCTATTAGAGACAATTCTACTTATAAACTATGGGAAATAAAGGACAAGAAAACATATCTCTCTTCTTCTTTCTATCTTCCGGCGCGAACTCGCTACGAGCTCGCTACGCGGAGCTCGGGCCTCAAACCTCTGAAATTTCCTATAAAATTTTGACACCGAGCACCCCGACCAACTCATCAAATTTACACCCTTTGTCTGTCCACGCACACCGACCACCGCGCACCGAGCACCCCGATGTACCCGCCAATACCGAGACGGTCAAAGGGCATTCTAGAGGCTATATGTCACATCTATCTTTTAGGTACCATATGTCTCCTAATGATGGCTCTTCGAATGAGATCCATCATGAGGAGTTGGAGGCTACAATGGGTGAGCTGCTGAGTATGGTCATGACTAGCTGGTATGCAGTAGTGTGCTGCATGTGTCATAAGACCTTGGAGCTGAAGACTACAGAGGAGGAGCACATGAGGATGAACACCTCTCACACCTACTGTGAGGGGTGCCAGGAGATCATGCTGGAACAGATCAAGGAGATGAAGTAAGATGCTACCAGGCAAGCACAACAAGTGTACTAAGACATGGTACATGATCCTCATGTGGGACAAGGACAGGAACATCTACATGTGGTGTTCCAATGAGAGATGGAAGGATGTAGACTGGTCCAAGCCTAGTGTATGGACCAAGGGTGAGGTAGCTCGAGAGTGGAGCAGGGTCAATCGTAGTCTGGACAGATATGGAGATCATGAGTTCAGGCTCATCAATCTCCATGAGTGTGGTGAGCCAGAGCTGATCATACAGATGGTGATCAATAGACATGGGGACTAACAACAGTCCTACCATGCATCTCAAGAGGGGAGCTTGGCTCCCAGAGGAAGGAGGTGATATACATGTACAGAGTAAAGTGTCAGTCCAGTGATGGAACTGATCTCTACTACCTGGACTTCGTGCTTGGTAAGCCCATAGCGCTCAAGCTTGAAGCGAAGGACCAGATCAAGCCTATGTGCGAAGAGTACGCTGATGAGTACATCAGCATGCTCGTCGGCCCAGAAGGCATGGTCCTGGTGAAGGAAGAAGCGTAGTGGGTCTGCTCACCCACACGTGGAGTAGCGGAGATACTGTCGTACCACAACCGGAGAAGCAGCGCGCCGACCAACCAATAGACGCTGCGCAACTAGTACGTTCTGCACACAGTGCAGAAAGGATGAGAATGGCCAAGGTGTATCAGTTCAGGGAACTCGATAAGGACGGAGTCGTGCTCCGCTTCGTGTTCGACCTGGATCGCCGCGAGGCGGTCAAACGCTACTGGGAGTCCACCGCATTCACGGTCCAGATGCTCGCCCACAGGCGGGTCATCGCGGAGCGCTCGTGGAAAGGAGTGATGTCATACTGACGATCTTCTGCTACGCGAACGAGATCGAGTTCCGAGAGGAGCTCGATCTCATCGCTGCGAACAAGGACCATCACATGTGGTTCAACCCGGAGGAACTCGAGGAGAACTGGGTTGAAGCACTGGAAGCTGCGGACTTGGTCTACAGCTACTTCGTGGCGCTGGACATGAACATGAACGTGGTGCGAGAGCACACAAGGAGGGACTAGCATGCTGCTCTGGCTCAAGAAGCTCCTCAAGCCCAAGTGGCTTCTCGAGGAGGTGTGCGATGAGTGCTACGAGCGCCACTATTGTGGTGGCTGCGGACGTGGCATCGACTGCTTCGCTGGCTACTTCTACACGTACGCGGGAGCTGAGAAGGCTGCGCGTGAGTGGGTCGAACAGCAGCGTGGTGAGGACACGGACACCGAATACGAGGTGATCGTGACCAAGCGTCCCGAGAACATCATCGTGTCGTTGCGATACGACACCAAGACCAAGAGCGGTGAGTGCACGATGTCCGCTCTCATCAGCGAAAGGAGATACTGGTAATGTTCGTACACTTCCAGACCCATCACTGGGGTCTCGGATGCTGGACCAGCGGCTGGAGATGCGAGACTGAGGAAGAAGCGATGCGTCGCTTCGATCTCGTGACTCGACACCCGAGCGGCTGGTATCAGTACGACTGCTACGAGCTGAAGAAGTCCGGCAAGGACGACATCAGTCTCGCGGGTGAGATCTACGTGGTGAAGTGGTATCAGCGGAGACTGCCGCAGTACTGCACACCGCCCGAGAAGCTGTGGACCCACTTCGCAACCCACGTTCCGCGTGGAGCGAGGTGGAACAGGCACTACCGAGCGTGGGTGGACCACGACGGACACTACTACTGGCCGGTCAAGCTGACGATCGTCAGGCACTTGGCCTCAACGTGGAAGGAGCGTGAATGAGCATCAAGCACAGCTGGCCCGAGCGTCTCATCGAGACGATCGTGGACGGCAAGGTGGTCGAGAGCCACGTGGCTCCCGCAGAAGAGAAGTGGTCGAACTACGATCTCGAATTCGTGGTCGACCAGACAAAGTGGGACGAGAACCGACAGGCGGACTCGGACACCGATGCTGACGAAGAGTTCGACTTCCCCACGACCGTCGAGGTCAAGGAAGACGGCTTCAATCAGCAGATCCCGTGGGGTGCGAGTGGCACTCAGATGGAGATCTACGAGAAGGTCGAGGACATGCTGAAGGAATGGCTGAACCTCGTCCTCAACAACGACTGCAAGGACCGCAAGGTGCGGTTCATCATCTCCGTCACTGAGGCGGAGTAGTCCCTTTCTCTCCGACCTGAGCATGTCAATAAACTGCTCAGAAAGACTCTAGCTATGGGCGACACTCAGAAGAACACCGAGGGCAATCTCCCGGGCGTGATCGACACGCACGAGGTGACCCTTAAGATCCGGGTCCCGAACAAGCCGAACATGACGGCGGACGGACTCACGGAGTTCCCCTGCACCGCGGTGTTGGTCTACTCGAACGGGACGCGCGTCGTGCTGCCGATCAGGCAGGCGAAGCCGTCCAAGGCGTCGGGCAAGCTCAACGCGTGGGGCGGTGGGAAGATGGCTCTCGAGGACAACACGCAGGTGATCGTCGGGATCAACCTGACGGTCATGGAGTAGTAGCTGCTCGCTCGGTTCTCAACTCTTCGACCTGGGCATGTCAATAAACTGCCCAAGGAGTTTCTCATGTTGCAGATCAAGCTCGCCGCGAAGGTCATCAAAGCGTCCGACCCGTTCGCCAAGGGTCCGGAGTACGTCATCCTCGAGATCGCGTCGAGGGATCTCACGGCGGAAGAGGGAATGTTCCTCGAGACGATCTTCCCGAACACGAACAAGATCATCGAGCAGGCGCTGAACACCGAAGCGGTGATCAGCGCGATCCGTCAGTAGTCTGAACCCTTCGACCTGGGCATGTCAATAAACTGCCCAGAAAGGTGCGCATGCCGCACATCAAGGAGAAGAACGTCAACGCCGCCCAGAAGAAGGCGGACAAGTTGGACGTGGACGAGCTGAAGAAGCTCACCATCGAGCAGGTCGCCGGACTGGCGCTGCAGGTCGACGCGACCGAGAAGGCTCTGAAGGAGCAGGCGCGGATCGTGAAGCAGCACGTGCACAAGGTCTACGGACCGCTGTGCGCGAAGAAGAAGGAGCTGGAGATCGAGTACGCCTTCCTCGTGGCCAAGCTCGAGAAGGTCAAGGAGATCAACCCGGCCATCGCCGCGATCTCCAAGCTCGCGGGTCTCTAGACTTCTAGCGACATCCGGAGATAAACCGCAACAATGTGGTACGAAGCTCGCGCTCCGCCTAACATAGCGGAATAAGTCGCAACATCGCTCCCGCCTGGGTGGGGAGACTCTAATTATTAGACGTTAGGGGCAGCCCCGAACTTTGAGCCCCGGGGTATGGCGGGGAATGTGGCGCCGAACACTGCGGAGAGGCTATAGCCTTCGGGGTGCGATCCATGGCTTTGCCGCCTACACCACGATACGGCCGGGAGATGTCGTATCGCCGGGTACTGCACACTCGGCCCAAGCCCTAAAACAAAATTTTATTTTGTAGGCTCCTATTTGATTTTGAATGCTGTAGTATGTATGCTATGTCGATGAGAGGTGCAGTCAGTAGGGCCGGCGCTGAGTATGTGCTCTGCCCACCCGACCGATGCAGCCCGACACGGCATGCACAGGAGCCGGTAGAACCGGTAGCGTATCATGGGTGAAGTGAACAAGCAGTCCGAGGGCGCGGTCGGTGGCGGAAGCCCGGTGAAGGGACCCAACACGCCGTTCGCCACGAAGAAGGGGAACGAGGTCGTGATCCCCGAGACCCACGAGGTGACCGTCAAGGCGCGCATCGCCAAGGCGCCGAACCTCTCGGTCGACGGGCTCACCGAGTTCCCCTGCGCCGCCATCCTCGTCTACGCCAACGGCACCCGCGTGGTGCTCCCCATCCGCCAGCCGAAGCCGTCGTCGGCCTCGGGCAAGATCAACGCGTGGGGCGGCGGCAAGATGGCGCTCGAGGACAACACGCAGGTGCAGGTGGGCATCAACCTCACCGTGATGGAGTAGTCCTCCAAGCGACCCAGCAGTACACGACCCACCCACCCGGCGGAAGCCGGGTGCGGTGGGCTGTGCCATTTCCCGGCTAGCGGCCGGCCTACGGTGGCAGGTAGTCACCATCACGGAGGGTAGAACCCTTGGCCAAGAAGGACGAAGTCGACCCCGCTCTGAAGCGCTGGGTCACTGCACACATGCCAGACAAAGCTGGCCCTCCGCCCGAGAAGGCGGACACCTCGTACACCATCTATGTCTCCAAGTCGGAGGCAGAGCGCATCGCGAAGTGCCAGCGTGAGTTCGGCACGACGCGTCAAGAGGTCCTCCGCCGACTCGTTCAAGCGGGTCTGAAGCAGCTCGGCATCGCCACTGGATGGTGGACCGATGGCGAGTAGAACCATCCACGTCCGTGCGTACGACCGGACCATGGGCACTGCGTACCCGAAGTGGATCCTCATCAACATGCCGGGTCACGGACTCGGTCGAGCGCTGGTCGACATCCGTAAGGCTCGCTGGACCGATGACCTCGGGCAAGCGAAGCTGTACTTCCGGAACCGACTCAAGAGGTTCTGCAAGGAGCAGTATGGTGAGGACTGGGAAGACAACCCGAACCTCATCCTGCTGGCGGTGAGGTAGTGTGGATCCTCATCCTCTACTCCAACGGTGAGATCGTCCAGATCCACCTGTTCGAGGAGATCCACAAGGCCAGCCGCATGGCTCGAGACTGGGTCGGTGAGTCCGCATGGAACTCCGACTGGGTTCTCCTGCCTGAGGTCGAAGAGTCCGCCTCGTACTACTGCGAGGACGGGAACTCGAAGATGGCTGTGTGGGCACGACGGGAGGTAACCCCGCGATGACCCACTGCCAGATCTCGAGATGCGATGCATGCCTCGCGCTCTCAGCCATCTGCATGAGGATCCGGACTCTCAAGAAGATGACCGGACCCCAGCGTCTCCTCGACATCGTCCGCTTCCCCAACGCCTACCCGTACGACGACCTCGTCGCGCACGCTAGGCGGATGACTGCGGCGGGTCACCGCGTGAAGTACAGCCGGTGGAAGGGAAGGCGAGAGATATGAGCTTGCGATCCCAGCTGCGAAGGGTGGATCAGCTCACCCACGTCTACATCGCGACCTTCTGGTCCGATAGGAAGACAGGCTTCACGGAGATCTTCCGATCCCTCGAGTCCGCTCAGCGCTTCTGCAAGCGGAAGAAGTGGAAGTCCTTCGGCACGACCTCGGGTACCACGTGGGTTTGTGAGACCACGCTCGGGATCTACAAGATCCGGAGGAGGAAGATCCGTGGCCGCGCGTAACCAGTGCTCGCAGTGCAAAGAGCGGGCGAAGCTCTGCCGCAAATGCAGAACCTTCCTCTGCCATCACCACTACGTGAACCACTCGTGCATGATCGACCGTGGGGATCTCGATGATCCCAGCGAAGCGGTCATGGCGTACCAGATCCGTCGCGACGAGGAGTTGCGGCGAGAGGAGGACCTGTGATCCCCGGAGATTTCAAGGCTGAGTTGGACCGCATCTGCGCTCTCTTTGCGCAGACGGAGCGGAAGCTCAACGAGGAGCTCATCATCAAGAAGCGCTTCTCGTGGAAGCACGACGCGCTCGAATACCCGATGCACTTCGAACCCCTGAAGGGTCGGTGGCGCATCTTCTACGGCGACAAGCCGATCAACGACTGTTCCGCGGTCGAGAAGGTCGACGTGGCGGAGGTCCTGGACAAGTTCGAGGAGGCGTACATCGCCGACCTCAACATGCTGGCCGAGAGGGCCAAGAAAGCGGGGAGGAAGGAATGAGCACGCTCCAGATCAAGGTTCGAGCCAAGAACCTCGGCGGGGAGCACATCCACATCGACTTCTGGGAGCGCAAGCTCCCGTCGGAGACGTGGCAGAAGAACGGGACCATCATCATGAGTCCCGTCCTCGCCGTCCTGTTCCTGTGCAGGATCTCTCCTAGCACCAAAGAGAACCCCGACATCGTCGGGGACAAAGAGATCGAGTTCACCGTCAACTGGGAGGTCCCGTCATGAGCCAGGTCTATTGCGGCAACTGCGGTCACCCGTGTGACTCGCAGTGCCAGAAGGTTCGAGGCTTCCAGGTCTGCCAGACGTCCTGTGGCGACCGCGTAGAGGAGATGTTCCGCGAAGGCGAGCTCGCTGCTCGCGAAGGGCGGATGACCAAATACCAGATCGCTGGTGCCGCGCTCAACGGGGTTCCGTGGCGCGACACCGAGTCCGCCGCCCGCAATGTGGCTGAGTGGGCGGCTCGCAACCTGTACAAGAAGCCGCGCGATCTCCTGCGCATCAACCCGAAGATGGTGCTCGACGAGGCCATCGGTGGGAACTGGGAGGCGGAGATCCGGAAGGGTAAGGGTCTCCGACTCAAGATCCGAGCGATCGCGGATTGGGCGTGTGACCACATGGTCATCGACCCCAAGAAGTGCTGGGCATGCAGCAAGCCCAGCGTGTCGTTCTACCGCGATCTCCCGGTCTGCGGCGACTGCCTGCGCAAGTGCGGTCAGCCGAATCCCGAAGAGCTGAGCATGAACGTGAAGCGGGTCATGGAGACCATCGACGGGGTCTACGCCAAAGCGGCGAAGAAGCCGGTGATCCACAACCATCGCGAGATGTGCACGCAACGCAACATCCGCCACTCATACTACGTCAAGACTCCCGCTGGCTTCCTGATCCACGATCTCGGGCTGACGCCTAACCAGCGTGACTGCCAGATGTGGACCCGCGACGAGCTGGAGTTCTTCGTGAAGCCGCAGTTCAAAGACATCGGCACGCCGCTCGAGATCTTCCGGGTGGTCAAGTGAGACACCTCGTCATCATCCGCAACCACATGACCCCGCTCGAGATCGACGTCCCACCGGTCGTCAAGTCGTTCAGGGAGGTCGAGCAGTACATCCAGAACCTCCTCGGTGGCGTGATCCTCGTGGGGTTCGTGGAGGTCCACGATCCCGAGATCCGGACCTGCCACGCGTGCAAGGGGTCCGGGATCTATCGATCGGTCAACAAGCTCGTCGAGGTCTGCACGTGCCTCAAGGCGATCGGGATCACACGCCAATGAGCCTCGTACCGACGTACGTCCGCCTCGCGGACGGGAAGTGGTACAAGGATCCCGTGTTCCGCGTGTGGGACGACGGGTCCTTCATCTGCATGGATGACGATGACCCACCTGAGCTGGTGAGCTTCAACATCCTGCGAGGTCATCACGCCGTGTCCCTCGAGTTGACCAGACTTGGGTTCTCCAACGCGGACATCCGTTCAGGCACGATGGCCTGCATGCGTCAGCCGCTCGACAAGCGTTCGCGCTTCAAGCAGGCGGCTACGTGGTGGATCCACAACGAGACCGGTGTCATCTCACCGGAGCACGTGGTGGAGAACGACGGGGTCTACGTGAAGACGCCCAACAGACAGGGTGTCTACTACGACTGGTCGACCCACAACCCGCCACACTTGCGAGGTCCCAGATGATCATGGTGTGGGTCGCTGAGGGAACTCCCGAACCCGTCCCGGATGAGTTCTTCCGGGACGGCGGGGTGAAGATCCCGGAATACCGAGTCAGCTACGACTCGGAGCGTCGGCGACCCTGGATGTGCGAGTGCCCGCACAACACGTACCGCAAGGTCACGTGTAAGCACATCGTCAAGTACTACCCCGAACTGAAGCGCCACCAGGAGCTCATCTCCTGGTGGCACGTTCAGATCGGCAGATCGCTCACGCCGGAAGACCGGCTTGAGCTCTTGTCCTAAGGGTCCACCATCGCCATCAGCAGCTCAGGCGGCGCACCCCGAAGTTCGGGCGGAAGGATCTCGTCGGCCATGATCTTGGACCACATCAGCTGCAGCTCCGACAGGAGCCGCAACTGGAAGTCCCGACCCACGTGACACCGGTACACGTAGATCTCCACGGTGTCCGAGTCCACGAGCAGGATCTTGTCAATCCGCCCGGTGATCTCCGACCCCGGTCCGTCGCCCATCATCCAGGCGTACATGGCGATCTGGATCGCCCAACGCTCGGACAGGATCTCGAGCGGCTCGATCGCTCGAGCGTGAGGACCTTCGTCGATCCACACCGACTTCCCTTCCTCCATCCGCTGGACGTAGCGGTAGGAGTACCCCGGTTCCGGCGTCGCCCGATTGGTGCTGAACGCCCCGGAGGTCTTCCAGTCTGTCACGATCCGCCGGCCGTTGGCGAACAGTTCCAGGTCCAGCTTGCCCCAGATCGGCACGCCGTTGACCATGTGGACTTTGTCCGCCGGCGTGATCTCGATGTTGGTGAGGTTCTGCAAGAGTGTCCGCATGGCCGGACTCTCCTTGTAGGCGTGGTACGCCCGCAGTCCCTCCCACAACACGAGCTGCTCGAACTTGTCGAGCGATCCCTTGCGCCCGAGCATCCTGGCCTCGATCCCGTCCTCGAGCATGGAGGGCGAGAGATCCCTCCGTCCGACGGTCGACGCCAGGTGGTACTTGATGTGGGTGTCGAAGACGTTGCCCACCGCCATCTGCGGCGTCTGGGCAGGTCTCGGCGGTTTGATCTCGGGCGGTGCGAGGTATCGCATCCAATACCCCACGGGGTTCTCGCGCCACAGCATGAAGCTGGTGGGCGAGATGTAGGACGGTTTCCCGTCCGCCTGTCTCGGCGGACCATGGGAGGGAATAGATGGACTGTTGCTCATGTGGTCTTGCCTTCCTTGCGGTGGTTCTCTTCTGTCGCCTGTGGACTAGCCGCGCAGATCGAGCGCGGGGCAGAGCTTCCGGACTTCGTCGACGAAGATGAGTTCCTTGTAGCCCTCCTGCCCGACCATCCCGCAGAACTCCTGCGAGAGCTTGAGGATGGCGTTCATCCGCTCGTTGGCCCACCACGACGCCTTCGCGTCGCACTTCGAGAGGTGCGGGTCGTACAGGATCCCGAGCACCTGGCAGACGTTCGTCAGCGACCACTTGCCGAAGTGGAGGATCCCGGCCTTCTGCAGCGCGTACGCGAGCGTGGCCGTGTCCTGGTAGTGGTAGTCAAACATCATCGACCACGGAAGGTCGACGCCGACGTACGTCAGCTGCTTGAGGAACGGCACGTCGAACGGGCCGACGTTGTGGCCGACGAGGTGGAACTGCGGCGAGCCGATCGACTTCCACCACGTGAGCAGGCGCTTCGCGCACTCCTCGATCGGGATCCCTTCCTCCGGGTTCAGGCCGTTGGCCTGCAGCGCACGCGGGTGGATCGTGAGATCCTGACCGAAGCGTCCCTTGCGACCGGTCGCCTTGATGCGCTCCGAGAAACACGGACCCGTGGGATGCCACAGATCCACCGACATGATCGGTGCCAGTTCGGCCTCCAACCCTCCGGTCTCGGTGTCCAATGCGATGTCCATGGTAGCAACCTCCTCGAAGCTCAACGTCCGTCCAGGCATCCCGACGCCCTCCTCGGTGAGGAGTTCATGCAATCGTTCCAGACTGGAGGGACAGTCGGGTGCGTGCCGCTCTTCGCGGTTACGACCCCAACCCAACAGTACTCCCGAACAGCAATCCAAAGGCTTCACGGCCTCATCTCCTTGACTGTGTACTTCCACCAGTTCGGCTTCTCGAACAGGAGGGGATAGTCGTGCATCGTCTCAAGGATCCAGATCCCAACGCCATGCGTCTGGAAGTCGATGAACACCGTGTACTGGTCCGGAGTCAACCGACCGGTCTTCGGGCGCTTCGTCTCGATGAACCGCGTCCCGTGTGTCGGGTGCGCCGCGAAAACGTCTGGCCAACCCGTCATCGAGTCATGCATGACGGTGATCTTGCGCACCATCCAACCCCGAGCGATCATGAATGCCCGGAGCTCTTGGTAGTGATCCTTCTCGAGCATCGCGCCATCTTTGCCCGATCCGGCGAGCTTCTGGACCGGCATCTTGCGCGATCCTTTGCGGCTCCACGGGTTCATCTATCCCTCCACCGGTCCGATGGCATATGCCACCGCACCCATGTACTCCACGATGAAGTGCCTTCCAGCCTTCACCGCCTCGACGATGTCGAGCTGATGCTTCAGCACCCAGTTCGAGGACACCGTGGCAACTCCGTCCAAACCGAAGTCTGCCACGCAGTCCTTGACCTCGCGCTGATAGTCATCCCGCATCCTCTTGGTCTCGACGGGATGCTTCTCACGCCAGGCGATGTTGGAGAGCAGCTTGCACTTCATGCAGTAGGACGTCTCGTAGTACTTCTTCCGACGTCCGTCCCAGTGCATCACCGTCTTGAACAACGTCCTCCCGTGGGGATGCTGCTTGTTCTTGCAGACCTTGTACCTGCTCGGGACCGCGGGTTTCGGTTGCGGCTTCCCAGCACGGACCATCGCTTTCTCATGACCGTTCCGAGGTCCGCGAGTCCACCCCAACTTCTCCCAATCCTTCAGCTCTTGGGCAGACTCCCTTATTCGTCGCTGCATCGTTTGACCCCGCAGTTCGGGCACTTCATATCCCGCATCGCTGCCAACGTCCGGTCCATCTCGGCCAACTGCTTGGCGACGGACTTCTCCATGCGCCTGATCTCCGCCTCCAAGCGCTTCAGCGCGAACCAGCGGACGAGGAACTTCATACCTCCTCCAGCGTCAGGTACGCCTCACCGATCTCGGTCCGCATCACCATCTGCGGGGCGTAGATCATGACGAGCCCCTGCTTCTCCGCTGCGGAGATCGTGCGGCGATCGTGGGTCTCCACCAACGACACCATGCTCTTGGGGTCGTCGAGATCCCGCAGGAGTGCAACCATCCTAGCCCTGGTCGACATGACAGAGTCGATCTCCTCTACGCTCCAAGCGGGCGTGACGCTTCTCGATGGGGACCAGCGAGATGTTGCCGATATGGATCTGACCCTCGCCGGTGTAACGTCCGGTCGGGTGCTTCGCAGGCAGCTTGCCCTTGACGGTGCGCTGGTTCCAGTACTGATGACGCTCCAGGGGCAACCAGTTGAAGAACGCCTCGTAGAACTTGGAGATCTGGATCACCTCGCCATCGACCGGCGTGCAGACGTCCTCGAGGAACTCGGTCAACTCATCGCGGTTCGCCCTCGCCTGATCTTCCTTGAGGCCGGTCTCGACGACCGGGATCCGCAGACGCTCGTTGGTCGGCGGGATCTCGAGCTTCAAGATCGTGTGCAGGAAGTGCGGAGCCTCCTCGACCAACCGCTCCATGAGCAGGTGCTTCGGGATCTCCTCCGTCGGCGGATCCACGTAGATCATCACGATCCTCGTATCGCCCACTTCCACCGGACAGTAGTCCGGCGAGTTGGCGCACTGGATGAAGTGGAGGGTGTTGTTCACGTCGTAGATGGTCTTGCCCTTGAAGTGGATGGCGATCGTCTCACCGGTGACGAGGTCCTTGATCCGGTTGTACGCCTCCTTGTTCTTCTTGAGCGAGACCTCCTCGATGATCGCGAGTACACGACCCACCAACTCGCCATTGAAGGCATCGCGCGATCGCAGTGCCTGGTCCGCCTTGGCAACACCCTTCATGGGGTCCGCAAACAACCGCCGCAAGGCCTCGTGAAAGGTCGACTTGCCAGACTTCTGCGGCCCGACGAAGAAGAGATAGGGCAAGGGTCTGGTCGGCTCCTGAAAGAGTGCAGCGGTCCAGCACTTCCCATAGTCCGCCCCGCTTGCGATACCGTATCGCTTGCACCACGGATTCTCCATGACCGCCGGGGTCAAGGTGGAGAACACATGCGCCAACAGCATGTCCCACGTCGGATGCGGACCCTCCTTCGGGGTGAACCCAAGCTGCGCCGCTCCCCGGTTCCATCGCCGACCTCCTGGATACTCGTCCTTGAACGGGATGCTCACCATCACCCACGGGTTGGTGATCGACAACCCGAGCAGCTTGTCGATGTCCGTGAAGCCTTGCGACTTGAGCACGGTGTTCACGTTGACGCGCGGCTCCCACATCCAACCTTCGTGCGAGTTGATGAACCAACCTGCGTCCTCCGAGGCCGAGACCACGTGTCGGACCACTTGATCGGGAGGCTCGGGTTCCTCTCGTGCTCCCTCGATCGTGACGACCCGCTGCCAGTATGCACCCTTCGGCCGAGCGCTCTGCAGCCAGCCGCTCTCGTGGTTGTCGCTCTCCTCACGCAGGACGCGCAGCAGGACCTTGCCAGGCTGACCCTTGACCCCGGAGATCGCGGTCTGTCTCGCGTGGAAGAGCTGTGGCATTTCGAACTTCGGGGCACCGAGGTCCTTCAAGCAGAGCATCGCCTTGAGCGCGGACTTGAACACGAACGCACCCTTCTCGTCCTCCACACCCTCATGCGCAGCGGCAGCCGCCGCCAGCTCTGCGGGGTGGTTGAACAAGCAGCGCGTCCAACCGTTCGCGTCCTTCTGCCAGGCAGAATGCTCCCTCGCGTTCTGCGAGAAGCGTCGCACCACCCACGCGCCACCTCTGATGGGGAACATGTAGCAGTTCTTGTCGCCGCTTCCACCCTTCCCCTCGGAGATCGTGTAGAAGATGCCCTTCAGCTTCAGTTGCTCGTGCGCTCTCTTGAGCGCTACCGTGTGGGTGGTCAACATGTTGCGATCTGAGTCCCACGAGGTGAAGCAGTTCTGGGTCCGCAGGAAGTCGATCACCCTCAGGTGCTCGGCATCCAGGACCGTGTACTTCACCCGCGAGACGACCTCCTCGAAGTTAGCTTCGAGTCCGTCCATCTCGGGAGGCTTGACCTTGTGATGCTTCCCTTCGACAACGTCCGAGTGATCCTTCCAGTTCTCCGGGACCTTCGTCAACGCGGTGCCAGCCTTCACCAACGCGAAGCCTTGCGGCTTCGTGTCGCGATGCCACACCCACAGGTTCCCGCCGAGCTTGTCGACCTGCGAGGCGAGGTTGTGTCCCACCACGCCGCTGAGCTCCGAGAGAATCGCTCTGGCCAGCGCCGCGTGGACGTTATGGTTCTCAGTGGGGATCGGCGGATCCAGGAAGACGTACAGGTGCAGACCCAGTCCTCCCTTCGAGCGGCGCACGGTCACCCAATCCACGGTGGACACTCGGTCCTTGATCTCATCGAGCTCCGTTGCGGAAAGACCCTGCACGTGGCCGATCACCGCGTCGAAGTCGAACCCCACCCAGCGCGAGCACCGAGCCTTCCAATCCCACCCCGTCATCCCGACGGCTTCGAAGTGCTTGGTGGAGAACTTCAATGGGCGATCGGTGTACTCCGGCGTGCTGTTCGCTTTCCACGGGATCCGGAACGACTTCCACGTCTCACCGTCGGCCTTCCAACCGGTCCAGTGATGACCCTGCCATTCTCCCTCAACCCGCTCTCCGCCGTCCTGCGCCACGTTGACCTGGCACTCCATGTCAGCGTTGTACAGGTGCGCAAGTTCGGGATTGGCGTTCGTCGCCAGGAAGCCACGGATCACGTCGGTACGGAGCATACTTTCCTTTACTTTCCTTTAGTTTCCTTTAGGTTCCTTTTCTCGAGGAAGAGGAAAAGAACGACCTCTCCTTCTCTCTCTATCGACCACACTTCTACTCACCACCTCTGGGAAATAAAGGACAGAGAATACAGTCACTTCTCTTCTTCATTACTTACTACTCTACCCGGAGAAGAACGAGGAACATAGAGGATAGTTTCCTTATTTTTCCTTTTTATTCCTTTGTGTTCCTCGAGTTTCCTCCGGTAGAATGTCTCTAGTGAATGTAGGCACCGAGGGCTAGCAGCATGCAGGGCTTCGATCAGTTGTACCCCGCTCTCGTGAAGCGAGCCTGGGATCACGGAGCACATCGCACGGCACGGGGAAAGCCTCATCGTGCGTTGTTCAACGTGGTGATCGACACCCTCGCCGTGGAGAACCTGATCGTCGGTGGCGGCTTCCAGAAGAAGTTCGCGATCGCCGAGCTGATGGCGTACGCTGCGGGTTGGGACGACGTCGCGTGGCTGGCGCGGTTCAACAAGAACATCGCCCAGTTCTCCGATAACGGCGTCTCGTTCTACGGCGCGTATGGTCCCCGGATGACGTGGGCAATGGGAGCTCTTGTCACACTGCTCACGGAAGACCCGGAAACCAGGCAGGCGATCTGCCAGATCTACGCACCGGAGGATCTGACTGCCGAGTCGAAGGACAAGCCATGCAACACGATGTTCCAGCTCCAGTCCTCCAAGACCGTGAACGGAACCGTGGAACTCCACATGACGATCTACCAGAGGTCCTGCGACCTGGTGTGGGGTTTGCCCTACGATCACTTCAGCTTCTCCACGCTCCTGATCCTGTTCGCGTATCAGCTTCGTATGCAGCCTGGTCGCGTGACGCGAGTGATCGCGAACGCGCATGTCTACGAGCCCGAAGCTGGTTTCGCTAACGAGGGTCGTCTCGCGAGAGCGATGCAGCCCATCGAGACCATGTTCTGGGAACCGCCGAGTGGCGGACTGTTCGCATTCCGCGAGACATGTCAGATCGCCCGTTACCAGATCGAGGGCAAGCACGATCCTCTGACCGAAGAGGAGTTCACGGCTGACGCCCGCTTCCTTGTGGAGATCCTGAAATGAGACTGATCCTCGAAGGCATCGATGGGGTGGGCAAGTCCTCCATCCTCGAGAAGATCGAGAAGTCGCATCGCGTGAAGTCGATCCACCTCGTGAAGCCGCCGAAAGGTGTGACGCCTCACAAGTGGTCCGACTACTTCCGCGAGGCGTACGACAACAACGAACTTCTTTCGCGGTCCCACATCTCCGAGCGGGTCTACGGGACTCTGATCCGGAACCGCTCCCTCATCGACGACTGGCAGAACTGGCTGCTCAACCTGCAGCTGGAGGTTCGCGGCTTCCGGATCGCGTACATCGTCCGGAGCCTGAGCCACGTCGAAGAGCAGATCATGAAGCGCGGCGCCGCAGCCAGCGACTACGATCTGTGGGTCGTGAAGAACTGGTTCGCGATGGGGCAGGCGTATGAGAAGTTCCTTCCCCGTCACCTGACCCACATGATCCACAACGAGGGTCAGCTGCAACAGGCGGTCGAGCAGGCGGTCACCGTGGGCGTCAGTCCGCTCTGGACGAACCACACCGACCTCCGTGGGATCGGTTCGCTCACCCCGAAGGTGGTGCTCGTCGGGGACGAGTTCACGCTCCGTCGCCGAGATTTCGCTCACGCGAAGCCCTTCGACTTCGGCGAAGCCTCCAAGATGCTCTTCGAGGCCTTGAACCAACTGCGTCACATCTACATCACCAACTCCCGCTACGACGACCTGGGTGACATCCGCTCCCAGTTCCAGCTCCGTGACGAACTCACTCGCTTCGCGGGTGCGAAGATCATCGCGCTTGGAGCCGACGCTGCCAAGCGTCTCAAGATGCTCGGCTTCGAACCCCACCAGATCATGCCACATCCGCAGTATTGGCGACGCTTCAAGTACGCCGACCGTGGATCGTACGTCAACGACCTGAAGCAGGTGGCGGAGAACTTCCATGGATAAGACGCAACTCATCGCCGTCCTGTCCTCGTTCGGTGAAGCCGAGGCGATCGCGGAAGTGATCCATGCCTCGCTCCCGCTCCGTGAACCGCTTCCCTCGAAGCGTCGCACCGAGCGCAAGACCGTGCTGGTCAACGAGATCGTGGTCGAGGTAGAGGTAGGCTTCTACCCCGACGATCGTCCCGGCGAGGTGTTCCTGAAGGCCTCCAAGTACGGGACGATGATCCGCGACATCTACGACGGTCTCGCGATCACGCTCTCCATCGCGCTGCAACATGGCATCCCGCTCTCCAGCTTTCCGGTTCGAGGTCGTGGTAACGAACTCACCGGCGAGGGGAACGAGTTGCTGGACACGATCTTCGAGACCGTGGAGGAACTGTGCACCACTCCGAAGCCGACTACTTCACCGACCGCGTCCGCGAGTTCCACGTCAAGCACGGAGCTCCCGTCAACGTCGGAGTCACCCTCGCAGCACTGACGCTGCGCAAGAGTCTGGTCTACGAGGAGGCTTCCGAAATTCTCCTCGCGGTCCACGACAGGGACGAGGTGGAGTTCGTCGACGGCATGGCGGACCTCATCTACGTCGCCGCGGGCACGTGGGTGTCGGTCTCCACGATGAAGCACCCCAGGCGGTTCAACCTGAACCCGCTGAAGGGAGTCCACGAACTGTGGGATCCCAAGTTCATCAGCGTGATCCATCACCGGATCGACAAGGTCCTCGAGAGCGTGATGAAGCACCGCTACTCTGAGGCGATCTACCACGCGGTCGCGCTCCCACACGAGCTGGGGTACGACCCGAAGGCGATCTTCGACGAGATCCACGCCAGCAACATGACCAAGACGCCCACGAAGGGCGACATCAGGGTGCGCGTCAAGGGTCCCGACTACCGGGCCCCGGACGTCACCCGTTTCTTGAGAGGGAGGTAGTCCGTGGAGGAGTTCCTGCAGCAGATCAAGATGACCCTCGAGACGCACATGAACTGCGAGGTCGAGGTCGTCGGCGAGAGCGAGCTCTCCATCTCCACCGAGGAGAACGGCGAGACGAAGACGTACACGATGACGGTCCGCGAGGACTGACGTGAAGGACAAGCTCCTCCGTCTGCACGCAGACTTCGCCACGCGAGTGGCGGAGCTGTCGCACTGCGTTCGTCAACAGAACGCGTGCGTGCTGACGTCCCTCGACGGGGAGCGGGTCCTGGCATTCGGTTACAATGGGACGTGGAGGGGTGGACCCAACACGTGCACAGGTCCCAACGAACCGGGGCGCTGCGAGTGCATCCACGCCGAGGTGAATGCCCTCATCAAGTCGCGAGCTCAAGAGGACTTCGCCGCCTTCGTCACCACGAGCCCTTGCGTGAACTGCGCACGGTGCCTCGTCAACTCGGGGTGCAAGATGGTGATTTGCGGACAGGCGTACAGGGTCACCGATGGTGTGACGCTACTTCAGGGCGCTGGAGTGGAGGTTTCCTTTGTCTGAGGAAACTCGAGGAAAACTTCCTTTTTATTCCTCGACATTCCTTCCCACTCCTCGTGGTTCCTCTGGTAGTATATGGGAGTGAAGAATGAACTTCGGGTGGTGTCGAGGGGCACGGTGCCCCGAGAAGAAACCCGAGCAGTGAGGAGAACGACATGACGATCCGCGTTGCCGTGTTGGCGCTCAGCGCCATCGTCCCGCCGAAGGTCGCCCTTCGGACCGTGGACAAGGAGAAGGAGGACTACCAGGGTCTGGTGGCCTCGATCAAGGAGTCGGGCGTCCTGAACTCGATCGCCGTCAAGGAGGCGAAGATCAAGGACGAGCAGACCGGGGTCGAGCGCGACATGTACCAGATCATCGACGGCCTGCAGCGCTACTGCGCGAGCGTCGACGCCGGGCTCACGGAGATCCCGGTCCAGATCCTCGACGCCGACGAGGCCGAGGCGCTGGAGCTGCAGATCGAGGGCAACGTCCACAAGGTCGAGACGAAGCCGATCCAGTACTCGAAGCAGCTGCTCAAGATCCTCGCCGCGCACCCCGAGCGCACCGTCAAGGTGCAGGCGGCCCGCCTCTCGAAGAGCGAGGGCTGGCTCAAGGACAAGCTGCGCCTGCAGAAGCTGATCCCCGAGGCGCAGACGCTCGTCGACGACGGCAAGATCCCGCTCAGCTCGGCGTACATCCTCGCCAAGCTCGACGACGAGGAGCAGGACGAGTGGCTGGAGAAGGCGCAGACGCTGCCGCCCGACCAGTTCATGCCGCAGGTCGCGAACCGCATCAACGAGCTGAAGAAGCTCCACAAGGACGACCCGAAGCCGGAGCGCAAGCCGACGCCGCTGATCCGGAAGAAGGGCGAGATCCTGGAGATGTTCTCCACGCTCCCCGACACCCCGAAGAGCGACAAGGAGTCCGGCTTCAAGGCGGCGCTCGAGTGGGTCGTCCAGATGGACGAGGCCAGCATCGCCGCCTGGCACGCGAAGGAGGCCGAGGAGGCCGCCAAGCGCGAAGCGCGCAAGGCCGAGAAGGCGAAGGAGAAGGCGAACAAGAAGTCCGAGCTCCCGAGCATCGACGACCTCCTGAAGTAGCCGAGGCGTCGAGCCTCGCTACGCTTGTGCCGTCCTCCACGAAATGAGGATAGCCGTCCGGACCTCGGTCCGGACGGCTTGCGTAGTTAGAGGGACGAGTGTTCCTCACTGACCGGCGCAGTCTCGCCGAGACGAAAGGTGATGACATGACGGATCCGAAACCCGCCACCGACCTCGTGGTCGTGGGCAGCCAGCTCGACGCCGAGGCGGCGCTGAAGCTGGTGAACGAGATGTCGGAGGGCAACTACGTCCCCCGCATCGATCTCCTCCAGGCCGGCAGCGGCGCCCGCCGTTCGGGCGTCGGCAACGACGGCGAGTTCGTGCACAACGGCAGCACGAACCTCGGCAAGACGTTCGTCGGCATCTTCGCCGACTGGCGTGCGCACGCCATCATGTTCGACGAGGACGGCAACGTGATCGCGGAGTCGTTCGACCCCGCGAGCGAGACGTTCAAGTCGATCAAGGCCAAGGAGGCCGGTCCGAAGATCAAGGGCGAACGGCCCGGATCCGGCGCCGACTTCCTCGTGTGGGTGCCCGAACACGGCGTGTTCGGCATCCTGCCGCTCCTCAAGACGGCGCGCCGGCACATCAAGCCGGCGTACACGTTGCTGCTGCAGAAGAAGGCCGCGGTCATCACGAGCCAGCTCGTCGAGGCTCGCGGCTACGCGTGGATGTCGCCGAACATCAGCGCGTTCCAGGGCACGATCGACGCCGCCAAGGGACCGATGCCGGAGCTGACGGAGAAGGCGACCCGCCTCTTCCGTTCGGGCGGCGGGACCGCGGAGGCCGAGGCCGCGCCGAAGACCGAAGGCGACGCGCGTCCCAGGTAGTTCTGAGCAGAAGGCTCGGTAGCTCGTTGCCTTCGTCCACCTCAAAGCTACACGCTGCCGCTGGATCCGCAAGGGTCCAGCGGCTCGCGTAGTTGGAGGGTCACTATGCCGGCAGTCAAGCTCAAGGCAGGCGGATATCTAGTCCCCTGTGAGCTGACGGAAGTTGGAGAGAACTGGGAACTAGCGTTCCCTTACAACCGTGCACTTCTGGACGAAGTCAAGTCCATGGAAGGAGCACGGTGGAACCCGTCACGTAAGACGTGGACGGTGAAGCGCTCCGCGCGCAACAAGTTCTCCATCGGGTTCCTGCTCGGGAAACCGGTGTTCGCCGCGTACGACGCGCCACTGCAGTACGTGAAGCCGAACCGCCCCGAACCCTGCGGCCACAAGATGCACCCGAACGGCCCGTGCCCGGAGTGCGGTTGCGCGTTCTGCTTGGGTAAGCACCAGATGGTGATGCTCAGCCACGTGATGACTCGCAAGCGATGCATCCTCGCTGGCAAGCCGGGAACCGGCAAGACGCTGGTCGCGATGGAGTTCATGGAGTTGACCAACGAGCACCACGACGTGCCGTGGTATATCGCTCCTGACTCCGGTCTGCAAGCGGTGATCGCAGATTTCCGCAAGCATCGCCTCGCGGTCCAACCGCGATTGATGACCTACGACAAGCTCAAGCAGGTTCTCGCGACGTGGAAGGAAGGCACCGCACCTCCGCGACGCGTGATCATGGATGAGTCCTCTCGCGTGAAGGGTCACAAGACCCAACGATCAGAGGCCGCGCTCTTCCTCTCGCAGAACATGGATGCCTACTGGAAAGGCCAAGAGTATCTGCTCGAGATGTCCGGAACCCCGGACCCCAACGAGCCTGTGGACTGGTGGATGCAGTGTGAGATCGCGCGTCCCGGTTACCTCAAGGAACCCTCGTGGTACGCTGAGCGGAAGCGCTTAGCGATCGTTGAAGAACGGCAGGGCATG